ACAATGTAATTTCCGGCTATGTCGTATTTTGCCGACAGGTTGCCCGCTGTGAATGGCTCGAAATCGGCTAGTAGTTGCTCGGCTTGGCGTAGTGTTGTCATTAGTTTCTATCCTTTGTTTTGGGTTGGTTGGTTAGTCGTTGCCTAGTTCGTAAAAGTCATCAGAGTCGAAATTACCAGACTCGTTGATTGCGTCAATTACTGAGATTAGTTCGTTCATTTTGGGTTGCCTTTCGGTTGGTTGGTTGGTTAGGCAGTTTAGCGACTTGCCTAGGTCAGTTGGCTTAGTAGTCGGCGCTCTGAATTGCTTTTGAAATTCGTTCAATTTGCTCTGGCGAAACCTCTGAAGTGGTTAGGCGTGTAAGTCTACGCTCTACAGCCTCGACGGTGTAGTAATTGGCGCGCCCTGCTAGTCGGTGTCCGACTTCTAGCCACTCGATTAGTTCTTCAATAGTCGAGTTCTTAGCGGTCTTTGCGTTCGTAATCATAATTTCAACTTTCGTTAGGTGATTACCTTGCCCGCCTATCGGGCAAAGTAAAGCCCTAACGAGGGCTGGTCCACTGTTGAATTGTCAAACGCCTAAGCGCCGATGAAGAAATTTTTGAAACTAAGCCGTTGCTCGTTCGCGGGATAAACCTGCGAACCGCCTACTCGATTTCGGAAAATCAACATACTCAAATCAAAGCACACTCGAACCGAAAGCGCAAATCGAAACGCCAAAATTCCCAAAATCCCCGTCATTACTGGGCTTTAGGCGTGTCGCTCTCGAACAAGCGTTCGAATGTCGAGCCTCAAAGAAATCATTTTATTCGAACAGGTGTTCGGTTTTTAAGCGGCGGCACCACCACACCCATTTTCTCAAATTTCCAAAATTTTTTGCCCCTATTTTTGCTACAACCAACATTTATGTGGTAAGATAGCAAGATGAGCGAAATAACAGTTTCAATGTCAGGCATCGGTGACTTCACCATGTCACTAGACATCCACGACCCAGCTACTATAGACGACCCGACTCAAACCGAGGTATGGCGAGCTACCTTCTGCGACCCATCAACAGGTGACTGCGACATTGTGTACTTTGAGATGTCTGGCGACTATGATACCTGGGATATACTGGATGAGGCTATTCAAACATATCGCCTGGAAGTTTAAACACCTCAAAACACCTACCTCAAATTTTTTTCGCATAATTTTTAAAACATTCAAGGAGCACAAATGTCACGCGGATTAACAGACGCACCACTACCAGAAGAATCAGCTAACACACAGCAGGAGCTAAACGAAGCCCTTGAAATGGTATATGAGATGCAGCAGGTTGTTCAGGAACTAATCAACCGCCATAACGACCTTGTGAATAAAGTTGAGAAACTAGAGACTACACTCACAGAAGCTCGTATTCAGTTTGAAGCGCAGAAGCTAGTCTGGAATAAAGGTTTGTAAATGGCATCATATCCACTAAGCTCAACAGGCTCACACAATCAAATTGCTCTACTAGATGACATCCTGATTAAGGCAGCTGCTGGAGGTAAGTCAGGTGCCGAGATGGAGCGTATGACAGGTATTCCTGCTGCCCAGGCTGTGCATCATGTTAAACAGTTGCTTCAGACCCGCAACGTATGGACTGAGCATGAACAACGTCAGCTGCTATTAACTGAGCTACATGATTTGAAGAACCAGCTACAGGAGCAGTCTAAGGGCGGTGACCTGGATAGCCAGCGTTTGATGCTAAAGACTCTGGAGACTATCGGCAAGCGCCTTGATGGGCAGCAGCAGGCACTAGATGAGAATATGATAAAGCTGACCCAGTTCCAGGAGCGTGTGCTGCTGCGAGCTATGGACACTGCACTGACTTTCGCAAAGGACCAGCTAGAAGAGCGTTACCCTCAGATTACCAGGGGCGAGCTTGAAGAGCTTGTTGCAGAAGGCTTGCAACACGCTAAGAATGAAATTGTAGAAGAATAAGCCTAATGATAAACAACGTACTAGATGCGGTTATCGCAGACCTTCGTGGTCGGTCTAAGAAGGCCGAGTACCTGACTGACCCTGCTCTATGGGCTAAGGAAGTCCTTGGTAAAGAGCTTTGGTCTAAGCAGCGTGAGATTGCTAACTCTGTAGTTGAGAATTCTCACACTGCGGTTGTAAGCTGTAACGGTGCTGGTAAGTCTGGTCTTGCTGGTATTTTGGCGGTATGGTGGGTTGCTGTACATGACCCTCGCGATGTTGCTGTGATTTGTTCGGCTCCGACATACATCCAGATTGCTCGAGTGCTATTTAAAGAGATTCAGGATAACTTCCGCCTTGCTAAAGAGCATGGCCACACGCTGCCTGGTTATATCACGCAGTCGCAGGAGTGGAAGCTCGATGACGGTACGGTTATGGCTTGGGGTCGTAGACCTGCCGATAAGGACATTGTTAGCGCCTTCCAGGGTATCCACAGACGTTATGTTATGGTGGTCCTGGATGAGGCCGGTGGTATCCCAGAGGATTTGTATACTGCGACTGAAGCGGTTACTAACACTGAGGGTGCTCGTGTGTTGGCAATTGGTAACCCCGACTCTCGTGGAACACCTTTTCACAGAATCTTCCGAGAAGACCCTACTTGGACCAAGATTAAGATTTCAGCCTTTGACACACCTAACTTCACAGATGAGGTTATCTCAGAGGAGCTTAAGCCACTTTTGATTCAGCCTGAGTGGGTTGAGCGTCAGAAGATTTCATGGGGCGTTGAGAGTGCTAGATATAAATCGAAAATCCTTGCTGAGTTCCCAGATGAAGCTGACAACACCTTCTACTCGCAGATTGCGCTTGACAGAGCAATTGATGCTAACATCACAGAGGATTACGACATCATCCCTAAGCTCGGCTGCGACGTTGCTCGCTTCGGTGAAGATGACTCTGTGGTTTATATCAACCGAGGTGGCAGAAGCCGTAAGCTAGAGAGCTGGACTAAGGCCACCGCTATTGAGAGTGCCAACAGGATTCACAGGCTGGCCATTGAGCATGGCTGTAAAGAAGTCCGAGTCGATGGTGCCGGTCTTGGTGGCCCGATTATCGATATCCTTGTGAACCTTGCTAGAGACTCATATACAGTTATCTCTATGCTGGGTTCAGCTGCAAGCCCTGACAATAACCGTTGGGGTAACGCTCGTGCTTATAACTTCGACTCTCTACGAGAGCAGATGCTGGCTGGCGAGATTGACCTTGACCCAGATGACAAGCAGTTGCTTGATGAGCTGTTGATGATTCAGTATAAGTTCACTAATAAAGGTGCGATTCAGATTGAGTCGAAGGATGATATGCGCTCACGAGGCGTTAAGTCTCCCGACCACCTCGATGCCCTGGTCTATGCCACTGTGAACCTGGATTACTTGAGCAACTCTGCCTATGGCGATAAGAAGCCTGGTGATGTTATCACTTGGGATGCAAACGAACTAGATGCAGAGCACCCTTTTTACAGCACCTGGACTTGGTAAACTGTCCTGAATGTGTGATACAATAGTATTACACTACTTTTTAAGGACTTTTTAATGACTTCTGAGGACTTTTCTTCACAAATTCAGTCGCTAATGAATGAGAACGAAGTTCTCTCGGAGAGTTACGCTGCTATGGCGAGCGCAATCCTAGCATTTGAGGACAAAGGCTGGAACGCACTTGGCTCTGTTGCGCTGAATGACTCATTCCAGCTTGACCAACTCCAGAAGGCAGCGGATGTAATCCGAGAGACCTCTGAGGCTAACCCACTACTTAAGCGTGGTTGCGGTCTTCGTACATCTTACATCTTCGGTCGTGGCGTTACCTTCGGCGAACAGCCACCTCGCGTCAAGAAGGCCATGATGGACCAGCAGAACCAGGATGTTCTGTTCTCGTCTGAAGCTCAGGTAATCAACGAGCGTAGCCACTTCACAGACGGTCAGTTCTTTGTGCTTGGTTCAATCACCAGCAAGAAGTTTCAGCGTGTGCCTTTTAATGAGGTTACTGGCGTTGTAACCGACCCTGATGACCCAGAAGCAATCCGCTACTACCGCCGTTCATGGACTCGCTACGAGCAGGAGCTTAACGCTTCATCTCCTAAGGCTGTTCAGATGAACGTTTGGTACCCAGCTGACACTTATGAGCCTATGGGTGGCAAGTTCGCAGCTACCATTCAAAACCAGCGAGTTGACCGTTCATACCGAATGTTTGCATCTCGTGTAAACCGTCGTGCTGGTCAAATCTGGGGTGTTCCAGATGCTTTCCCTGCACTTCCTTGGGCACACGCTTATAACGACTACCTAAAAGATGGTTCTCGTATGCTGAAGGCTCTGTCGATGTTTGCATGGCAGTTGAAGTCAAAGACCAAGGCTGGCGTTAACGCGGCTGCTGCGACTATCGCAACTCCAACTCAGGCAGGTTCTACCGCTGTGATGGGTGCCGATGTCGAGCTATCATCTATGCCACGCTCAAGCTCAACAATTGACCTCACCAACGGTCGCCCATTGGGTTCGATGGTTGCGTCTGCACTTGAGGTTTCAGTTGTTGCGCTTCTTTCAGACCCAGGCACCTCAGGTGCTTATGGAACTGCACAGACTCTAGATGTTCCTACTGTGAAGGCTATGGAAGCTCGCCAGCAAGTTTGGTCGATGTTCTACCGTCGCATTATGAAGTTCATTGGTGCAAACCCTGACACACTTGCTATCAACTGGCCAAAGATTGAGACCGAACCTTCACAGAGAATGACTCAGGCTCTTGCTCTTGCGTTTGAGTCAAAGGCTATTCACCAGGATGAGTACCGCGAAGCAATCCTTGAAGTTCTCGACATCGCTAAGTTGCACGATATGGCTCCAGATGACGGCATCAATGATGTTGCTCATCAGAATGACGTGAACAACCAGAATGACCAGCAGAACAGTAATGATACATCGGCTGTTCCAAGTCAAGGAAACTCTGGTTCGGTTGGTTCGATGCAGGACAACACAAATGACACTAGAACTCAGGATGCAAAACCTACTGCATAACACAATGTATGCTATAATAGTGTTTAGTAAATAACTTATTGGAGAAATATGTCAGTAACGCTGAATGAGAACGCCTCACTCGCTACCCCAACTAAAAAGGGTAATAAGTGGAGCGTAAAAGTTATTGAAGCCGGTTGGGGTTCATCTGGTTACTACGGCGCAGATATGCTTGCCGAGTACGGGCCTCAGGTTTTCAAGGCTGGAACCAAGGTATTCATGAACCATCCGAGTGCAACCGAATCATCTGACCGCCCAGAGCGTGACGTTCACCAGCTTGCCGGTAAGCTAACCTCTGATGCTGTGTTCTCAGAGAACGGTCTTGTTGCAGAAATCGAATTTTATTCTCACTATGCTCCTATTATCAAGGAGATGGCTGGGGATGTAGGCTTGTCAATCCACGCACTAGGTAATGCTACTGTTGGTGAGGCAGAGGGTCGTCAAGGACCCATCATCGAATCGCTTGTGTCAGACCCTATGACCAGCGTTGATGTTGTAACCGTAGCTGGCGCAGGAGGAAAGTTTTTGAACCTTCTCGAGAGCTACACCAGAAAAGATACTGAAACCACTCCGGTTGCAGAATCCGTATCGGAAGGAAATGGAATGTCCATTACTAAGGAAGAATTTGAGTCAGCAATCGCTGAACTCAAGACTGCCTTCGTTGAGGCACTCACGCCTGTAGTCGAGTCAGTTTCGATTCTGGCTGAGGCTGCAAAGCCTGCTGAAATCGTGGAAGGTGAAGAGGCTGTTGAAGAACTAGCTGAAGCACTAAACCCAGTTGACGTAGCATTGCAGTTCAACGAGTCCGGTCTACCACAGAAGGCAATTGCTCGTGTAGCAGAGACCCTGAAGTCAGAGACCAACGAAAAGACTGTAGCAGAGCTAATTGAAGCGGAGCAGGCATACGTTGCCGAAATCGCTGCTGAGGTTGCTGCTGTAGAAACCCCTGCCACTGAAGACACCACTGGTGTTATTCAGGAAGCAAACAAGTCAAGCCTAGTCGACGAGTGGGAAGCAGTTACTTCTCGCATCACTGGCGTTAAGTAAGAAAAGGAAAAGTAAATGGCTCTTAACGAGATTTACAAAGACGGCAATGAGCTGGTTTTCCCTGTTGCAAGCACTGTTAACTCAGGCGACTTGGTTCAGGTTGGTCAGATTGTCGGAATCGCACAGCGCGACGCAGCAGTAGGCGAAGACGGTAACTACTACACTACCCTCAAGCTAAATGGCGTTGTAGCCCTAACCACCTCAGTAGCAATTACTGTTGGTGCAGCCGTATATGTTACCTCAGCTGGCGTTATTAACGTTACTGCTTCAGGCAACAAGTTCATCGGACACGCAATCGCAGCAAAGACTGGCACTTCAGCTGGCACTGTCTACGTTCGCCTAGTTCCATCAGCAGCGTAAGGATATAGACAATGACTGAAAACATTACCCCACGCAACCTAGAGGCTGCAAAGCTACTCGAAGGTGCACTACGCGGCGACCGCGCAGACAAGCTAAAGCTACAAGAAGGTATCTCTACCTCAGACCTTCCTGTGCAGTTGGCTCCAGCCATCAACAAGATTCTTCTTGAGAACTACCAGGCAGCTCCAAAGGTTTGGGACCGTTTCGCAAGCAAGCTAGTCCTTGATGACTTCCGCCCACAGACATACATGAACCTAGCCTACGAAGACGAGGGTAAGGACAACGCTGGAGACACATTCCGCGCTGGCTCACTTCCTACCGTTGGCGAGTACGACGAGTACCCAACCGCCGGTTGGTTTGCTGCTACTGAGCAGTCAATCCAGCTAAAGAAGGCCGGTCAGCGTATCCGTTTCTCATGGGAGTCAATCGTTAACGATGGCAACATCGGTCTTCTAGAGCGTCTACCTGTTGAGCTTGGCCTAAAGGCTGCTGGCAAGGAAGACGAAGAAGTTACTAAGCAGCTTGTTTCAGCTTCTGGCTTGAACGCTACTAACTTCAACTCTGGTAACGGTAACTTGTTCAACTTCGCCCTAACTCTTGAGAACCTAGAGCTTGCAATCCAGGCTGCTAACACTCAGGTTTACAACGGCCAGGTAGTAACCCCTATCTCACGTTTCGCATTGGTTATCCCTGCGTCTCTAGAGTTGACTGCTCGCAAGATTCTTGCAGTTCAGTCAGTTCAGACCGACGTAACTACTGGTGATGTTGCAACTCGCACCATCTCTGGTAACCCAATCGGCTCACAGATTGAGATTGTTGTAAACCCTTGGATTAAGAAGATTAACTCAGGCGCAGACGCTTTCTGGTTCCTAATTCCAGTTCCATCTGCAACCTTGAACCCTTCAGTTGCTCTTGGTTTCCTTCGTGGATACGAGACTCCTGAGCTTCGCGTTAAGGCTAACGGCGGTCTATACCTTGGTGGCGGTGCAGTTCCTGCTCGCGACGGTGGTTTCGACAACGACGACTTCGAGATGCGTATTCGTCACATCGCTACTGGTGGCTTCTTGGTTCCAGCTGGTACCATTGCATCACGCGGTGGCGCAAGCTAAACCTAGCTCCAAATTGCAATCCCTCACCCTTCGGGGTGGGGGATTTGCTTTTGTCTGTGGGGTATGTTATAATGGTAGACCAACCACAAAACACTAACCTTTAAAGGAGGATATATGAGCATCTTTTCATTCAAGCTCACAGACGAATTCGTCAGCGATTATCGCAAAAAACAGGCACCATTCGGTTACACCGACGTTGCCGGTAACTCGGTAGGTGAAATTACCTTCCTGAGAACCTACAGCAGGCTCAAGGAAGACGGAACAAAGGAAACTTGGGCAGATGTATGTGAGCGTGTCACAAATGGCACCTACAGCCTTCAGAAGGACTATGCGAAGCAACAGAGACTGCCTTGGTCAGACGCAAAAGCACAGGCTTCGGCAAAGGAGTTCTTTAGTCGTCTATTTGACCTAAAGTGGACACCACCTGGTCGTGGCCTATGGGTCATGGGAACTGACATTGTTAATGTTCAGAAGAACTCAGCAGCCCTTCAGAACTGTGCGTTTGTCTCAACTAATGAGATGACCAAGAATAACCCAGCAAAGCCATTCAACTTCCTTATGGAAGCATCTATGCTTGGCGTTGGCGTTGGCTTTGATGACAAGGGTGCAGACAAGGGCTTTGAGATTTACGCTCCAGGCGCTCCACAGACTTACGACATTCCTGACACTCGTCAGGGTTGGGCTGAGTCACTAGCAGCAGTTATCAACTCGTTTCTAAAGCCAGGACAGCCTAGCTGGGACTTTAACTACGACCAGGTTCGCCCATACGGTGAGCCTATCAAGACCTTTGGTGGAACTGCCTCTGGTCCTGAGCCTCTGATGAAGTTGCACAACGGTATTCGCAAGATTTTCCTTGGTCGTGAAGGTGAGCAGCTAACTCGCAAGGACATCGCTGACATTGGTAACATGATTGGTGTTGCTGTTGTTGCTGGTAACGTTCGCCGTTCAGCGGAGCTTCTAATCGGTCGCATTGACGACGAGGACTTCCTAAACCTAAAGAACGCAGAGCGATTCCCTGAGCGTAACTCATATGATGCAGAGGCTCCAGGCTGGGCTTGGATGTCTAACAACTCAGTAGAGGTTTCAGTTGGAACTGACTTCAGCCCTATTGTTGATGGCATTATCCGCAATGGTGAGCCTGGAGTTATCTGGATGGACCAGTCACGCAAATATGGTCGCCTAAAAGATGCCCCAAACAATAAGGACCACCGAGTAGTCGGATATAACCCTTGTGCAGAGCAGTCACTAGAGTCATTCGAGATGTGTACCCTTGTAGAAACCTACTTGAACCGTCACGAGTCACTAGAGGACTTCAAGCGTACTTTGAAGTTTGCTTACCTCTACGCAAAGACAGTAACTTTGCTTCCTACTCACTGGGAAGAGACTAACGCCATTATGCAGCGTAACCGCCGTATCGGAACATCTATTTCTGGTATCGCTAACTTCGCTGATAACAATGGCATCCCAGTCTTGAAGCAGTGGATGGATGAAGGCTACGACACAGTAAAGAGCTATGACGAGATTTACTCTGAGTGGCTAGGCGTTCGCCCTTCTGTGAAGATGACAACAGTTAAGCCATCTGGCACTGTATCAATCCTCGCAGGTGAATCACCAGGTGTTCACTGGACTCCGGGTGGCGAATACTTCCTTCGTGCAATTCGCTTCAAGAACTCTGACCCGATGCTACCTCTATTCAAGATGGCTAACTATCGAGTCGAGGCTGCTTCAGAAGACCCAACTGGCACCTCAGTTGTATTCTTCCCAATCAAGGCTGGTGCAAAACGTGCTGAACGTGATGTATCAATCTTCGAGAAGATGGCTCTTGCTGCAACCGCACAGCGTTACTGGTCCGATAACTCAGTATCTGTGACTGTGACATTTGACCCAGAAACAGAATCAAAGCACGTTGGAACCGTATTGCATATGTACGACGGTCAGCTAAAGACTGTATCGTTCTTGCCATCTGGAAACCACGTTTATCCACAGATGCCTTACACACAGATTCAAAAAGAAGAGTATGAAGAATACGCATTGCAGCTCTTTCCGATTGATTTTGCTGGTGTCTATGCTGGTATGGCAGCTGACGCAGTTGGCGAAGCGTACTGCACCACAGATGCTTGTGAAGTCAAGTTGATTGTGGAGAACAATAAGTAAGATATAATAGAAGCACATAGTTCCTCCTTACTATGTGTGTTGTGTTAGAGAAACCCCTCGTTGAGCATTTATCGCTCCGAGGGGTTTTTCGTATTTCGAGACAATCAGTGGTATAATAGATGTATTATGACAATCTACTTCCCTGACACAAATCTCCCTCCCCAGTCCCAGGATTGGACTCAGAAGGTTGAGAAGGAAATTAAGAAACTAGATAAGCGACCAATCGGCGGCGGCGGTGGTGGCTCAGATTCTGGCACCGGAACGCAGGGGCCAGCTGGACCACAAGGCCCTCAAGGTATTCAAGGAGAACAAGGTGCACAGGGAGAAACAGGCTCACAAGGGCCTCAAGGAATTCAAGGCGAAACTGGCCCAATGGGACCACAAGGTCTACAGGGAGAAACTGGCCCTACAGGCGATACTGGACCTCAGGGTTCGCAGGGAATACAGGGTATTCAAGGAGAGACTGGTGCAACAGGACCTCAGGGGCCTCAGGGTATCCAAGGTGAGACTGGTCTTATGGGACCGCAGGGAGAAACTGGTCCTCAGGGCGCAACTGGGCTCACTGGCCCAGCCGGTGCTGATGGTGCTACAGGTCCGACAGGTCCTGAAGGTCCTATGGGTGCTACTGGTCCAACTGGCTCTACTGGCGCTACTGGGTCAAAAGGCGACCAAGGCTTAACTGGTTTATCTGCTTATCAGATTGCACAGCTAGATGGATTCACCGGTACAGAAGCTGAATGGCTTGACTCTCTTGTTGGCCCTCAAGGGTCTACTGGTGCAACAGGTGCAACAGGTGCAACTGGCCCACAAGGAATCCAGGGAGCTACCGGAGCCACCGGCCCTGCTGGACCTGGCATTGCAGCCGGTGGAACCGCTGGCCAGATTTTAACAAAGGTTGATGGCACAGACTACAATACCTATTGGACAAATGTAGCTCCAGCTGCATCTTACACCTCAACTATTAAGCATGAAGTAAAACTTGGCGATGCAATTGCTAAGGGGCAAGCTGTATACGTCTCATCTGCTGATGGCACAAACATGATTGTCTCCAAGGCATCTAATGCAGCTGAAGCAACATCGTCTAAGACTATGGGTCTACTTGAAAATGGTGGGTCAACTAATGCTAAGGTTAATGTTATAACCGAGGGCTTGCTTGCTGGCTTGGACACCTCTACAGCAACAGTTGGCGATGCGGTATGGCTTGGAACTAATGGTAACCTTATCTTTTGGCACTATGGCGGCTCAACTACTAAACCATCTGCACCTGACCACCTTGTGTACATTGGTGTTGTAACTCGTGTAAATGCTAATAATGGTGAAATCTTTGTTAAACCACAAAACGGTTTTGAGCTAGATGAACTACACGACGTGAAGATTGATGCTCCTGCAACTGGTGAGGTTATTCAACGCACAGCCTCTAACCTATGGGAAAACAAGACGCTTGCCGAGGCTGGCATTTCAGCGGTTGGTCACACCCACTCGTCTGCTGATATCACATCTGGAACCCTAGATATTGCTCGTATTCCAACTGGCACAACTGGAACAACAGTTGCGCTTGGTAATCACAATCACAATGGAACCTATGCAGCAGCATCACACACTCATGCAGCAGCTGATACTACATCGGGTATTTTTAATATCGCTAGAATTCCAACTGGAACAACTAGCACTACTGTTGCACTGGGTAACCATTTACATACTGGTGTTTATGCGGCTGCTTCACACACTCACGCAGCTGCAGATGTTACTTCTGGCACGCTGGACATTGCACGTGTTCCTACTGGTACAAGCGGCACTACTGTTGCTTTAGGTAACCACACTCATGCATTTGCTGACTTGACAGCCAAGCCAACTACTATTGCTGGATACGGCCTTACGGATGCTGCATCTAACGTTAATACAAAAATTAGTCGTACAGATTCTATAGAGGAGGGAGGCCAGCTGGGACTTGCTAGAGCAGTAGATAATACTATAGCGTGGAGTATTGATGCTTTTGGCTCAACTGTTTCACCATCGCTAAGAATATTTGATTCAGGTAATAACGTAGTATTATCTATTGATGGCACAACTAGGGATGTCACCTTTCTAAGAAAAGCAGTTGCAACAAATACTGCTTATTCTATGGCAGCTGGCTCTGTTTCTGTTACAGCAAGCGCATCTGTTACTTTTCCAGCTTCACGATTTAGCGTTGCACCAATTGTTACAGCAACGCTGGTTTCGTCTGCCACTTCAACATCTGCAACAGTTGGTAGCGTTACAGCATCAGGTTTTACTGTCTACGCTTGGGCTGGCACAGCAGGAGGAAACGTTGGTCGTACAGCTAACTGGACCGCAATTCAAATGACATCAGGAGCAGCAGCAGGATAATGATTAAAAACCTAACTTGCCACACAAGTGGCTGTGAGAATAACGGCATTGCAATCCCATTCGAGGACCCAGCGGAACTCTGTATCTGTGGACCATGTGGTCAACAGATTACAGATATCGTTGAGATAAGATAGAATAAAACTATGACGGATACAACCCCTCCAAACTATGCCACCGCTATCGGCCAAGTTCGATTGCTAATCCCAGACACTGAGCAGCTGGATAACCTAGCCGACCCTAATGCTGACGCATCTTACCTGTTCAACGATTCGCAGATTCAAGCGTTTCTTTCACTCTACAGCGACAACGTTAAGAGAGCAGCAGCTCAGGCTAAACTTGTTCTAGCTACGTCTGAAGCGCTAATCAACAAGGTTATTCGCACAGCTGACTACACTACCGATGGAGCAAAACTTGGTGCAGAGCTTCGTGCTCAAGCTAAGGCTCTACAGGATGAAGCAAAGGAAGATGATATGGTTGACCAGTACGAGTCATTTGTCATCGCACCCCCTGCTGTGAAGTGGGGAAACACTTGGCTCTAAACTCAAGAGGCGCTATTGACCCTCGCTGGTTAACGCATAACCGAGCAGTTGGCTATGCGCTTAACTTGGCGACTGTTGAGGTATTTAATCCTGCAAGTAGTTCGCAGGTATATGACGCTGTTAATAATACTTGGACCGGCGACGCTACCACTATCTACACTGGCCCTGCTCGCATCCAGCCTGTAGGCAGCCCTTCAGAGACATCAAACGCTTACGACCCTGCCTTCGTTAAGACTATTCGAGTGCAGTTGCCTTACAATAAAAACACCGCTGTTGGGCAGGATGTACAGATGCCTGACATTAGACCTAACCACAGACTTAAGGTGGTTACATCTTCTTATGAGGAAAGTCTAACTAAGTTTGTTTACATCGTTACAGACGTGTTAAATTCAAGCAACGCCTGGGAGCGTACGCTTCTGTGCAAGGTTGACTCAGAATTGGACCCTACGGTAACTAGCTAATGCCTGGAAAACGTACTGGTAAAGAAACCACGCCACCAGAACTAGGTGGCTCAGTTGGCGTACTATTCGTAATAGAAAAGCAAGAGTTTGTTCGTGGTACTAGAAAAGTAGCTGCCGAGCTATCTAAAATTGATAGAGCAGCCATTTCAAAAAAGGGCTATAAGAAAGATACCTTTTCTATTGAGTTTGAAAAAGACGGTGACAGCTTTAAAGAAGTTGGTGCAGTTCAAATCAGGGCATGGGACAGGGCTTTGGAGGATAGCGCGAACGAATGGGGTAAGATGATTGCCTCTGCTGGTAAAGATTACTTTAGAGAGATAATCAAGTCAGCCCCAAACAAGACTAAAGGTCCAGGCCGTATTGAGACTCATGAGATGCTGGATTCTGTTCGTGGCCGCACTAAGAGCCTGAAGAACGAGACTATCGTAGCAGTTGGATGGAATACTGGCCTGGTTGGTGCACAGGGTAAATATTATCGCTACTTCTCGTTTCAGGAAGATGGCATCAGTAATGGTACAAGCCCTATGGGTGCTGTCCCAAAGACCGCAGCTTATCTATCTTCTCAGTTTGACAAGAGTTTTGGTAGGATGCTAGAATACAGAATGAAGAACCTAAAATGACATTAATGCAAGTTCAAGATGCAATTGTGGCCGAGCTAGGCGAACTATCTCAGGACATCTATGATGATGGCGTTCCTGACGACACTCGTCTACGCTTCGACTCAGCAGGGAACCTGTTACCTTATATTATTGTAGAACACGCTGGCGTAACTGTGAATCAAGCAGGGATGCCAGTCACAGGAGTGAAGGATGCTGCCGGCAACTCGGTGATGTCTGTCCTGTGCATTGCCCCAAGTCAAAGGGCTTCACGTCAGGTCGCTGAATTAGTGCGACAGAAACTTATTGGCTTCAAACCATTAGACGCTGGCGAGTTAACACCAATCACTTCTCCATACACATATATTGATGCAACGGCTCGACCAACTCGATACGTCTCTGAGATTATGTTTTCGTTTATTTTGAACACTGTATGGTAGAATAGAACCTAGTATGGAAGGAATATCATGGCTCTAGCAAAGAACGTGGTTACTGGTATCGTATCTAACGTGCCAGCACACTACATCGAGCACCCAGTTTTGGGCAAGAACCTAGTCGCTGTAGGCGAAGAGGCTCAGGCTGCACCAAAGAAAGAAACAAAAAAGAAGGAGCAGCCTGCTCCAGAGGTCGAGCTAATCGTAGCAGAACCTGTAACTATTACTGAAGAAAACGAGGAATAAAGCATGGCAACTAAGATGCTTCGACCTAACGTTGGTCTTTTCGTTGCGACTAGCGATGCTTTCGGTGGTGCAGACATTACTGCTTCGACCTGGGCACCTACTCTAGCGCAGCTTACTGACCCAACTAAGGTCTTCAACATTTCACAAGCCGTCACTGACGACTACACCCTTAACATGACCGACTCTGACAACGACAGCTCTCTTGCTATTGTTGACAACGCTTCTGTTGAGACCCCAACTATGTTCAACTACGAGGCATCTCTTGATGGCTTCCGCGATGCAGATTCAGCAGCTGATTCAGCATACAACCTTTTCAAGACTAAGTTTGTTGACGCAGCAGTTGGTACAAAGTATTACCTAATCAAGCGCATTGGTAAGACTGCAACCGCAGCCTTTGCTGTTGGCGACCTAGTTAGCGCTTACGGCGTAACTACCGACTACCCAGTTGCTTTGATTGGCGACGGCGAGATGATTCGCGATGGTGCTCGCTTCTTGACTACCGGTGAGCTTGCAGTTAACGTTGCAACCGCTTCTGGTACCGCAGGTGCTGGTCCAACAACTAAGACTATTACCGGTACAAAGCTACAGTCAAACGGAAACCTTGCAGTTTACTGGGTTCCAGTTGCCGATGTTACCAATGAGTCTGCTTTTCTAGCCTCACCAGATGCCTCGGTTATTACTGGTGGCGTAAACCTTACCGAAGCAATCGCTTGGGATGGTTACGACCTCGGTGCTGGCGAGTCAAACAAGATTGACGACAAGGGAATTGTTGACAAGTCGAACGCACAGGTTCGTGGCTTTGCTCAGTTCTCTGGTTCGCTAACCTTCTTCCGAGGCATCACTTCAGAGACCACCGGTGCTTACGCAGACGCATTTGCTACCTTCAAGGGTGCAACTGATGCTCGCGTATCAGGTTACCTAGTAACTCGTATTGGCGATGGCTCTGGAGCAATTGCAGCTGGTGATGTTGTGAACGTATTTAAGTTCATCGCAGATGCTGTTATGGACAACACCGAAGGCGAAGACTCTGTGAAGTTTATGGTTAACTTCATGCCACAGGGACAGCTTGCAGTTAACAAGACCGCAGTAGCCTAATAAAAAGAACAGTCTGGGGAGAGGTTTGCGCCCATTCCCTCTCCCCAGACTTTAAACATTTATAATGGGTATTTTTCATAACTGAAAGGCGCAAATAATGACAGAAAACAACACACCAGAAAACGTAGTTAACCTTGCTGAAGCAGCACAGAAGCGTGGCAAGTTTAACCTAGCCGACACCATTAAAGGTCGCGGCTACCCAGAGGCATCTGTGGATGTATACCTAGATTCGGGTTCAGCTTTTGAGCTAGAGCAGGTAAACCAGAAGTTGCAGGAACTTTCAAACCTTGGTCAGCTAGAGGATTACGATAAGCTAAATATTGTTGCTCGTGAACTCGCTGATAAGATTGAGGAATCAAAACTAACATTCCATATGCGTGGCGTAGGACAGGCAATCGTGGAAGACGCTGTGAAGAACGCAGATAAGTTGGCTCCGAATGTAGACGGAGAAGACAACCCTGAGTGGGTGAAGTTCTACCTAAGCTACCTAATCGCAGCTAACGTAACCAAGGTTACCGATGCAGAAGGCAACGAAGACACAAGCAAGTTCTCTATGGAAGACATGATTGAGATTCGCGGAATCATCCCTGTGGATTCATGGGGTAACCTAGTTGAGACTATGCAAAAGCTAACCCTAGCTGGCTCGTATTTTGAGGCAGTTACGGATGCAGGTTTTTTACCGAAGTCCTAACATGGGAAGGTAATCGCCCTTATGTCACAAGCATAAAAGCAGCGATTGCAGCAGGTATTCGCCCAGTCGCTATGCTGTTCCATGAGCAGCCTAGCGACCCCTGGGTGCCTTTCGACTTCAAGTTACTAGAGGCATACCAAATCCTTCAAGACGAAACCTGCAACGAGTGCGGTAATCCTATTTGGATTTGCCGTAACGAAGAGGCTTCCAATGTTGGGTTTAAAGTAAAGATTGCCACTTGCTTTGCCAAAGCAGAACTTGATAAGTGGAGAGAAAAAGAAGAAAAGAAAAAGAATAGCAAGAGCGCATACGGTCAGTACCCATACACTGTTGCATACACTTACGACGATAGTCCTATGCCAAGTCGTAAGTCATATTACGAATCCCTTATAGTGGCAGACTAAAAACCTGCCACTATAAGATAGAATTAAATAAGACAATCGGCATAGGTGGTACATACTTTGGACATTAGAGTCAAAATCTCTCTTGCAGCAGACGGCGTAAAAAAAGGCGCATCTGAGGCAATTGGTGCAATCAAGCACCTGACAGGTACAGCACAGGCTGATACGAAGAAACTTAACGCTTACGTTGAAAAGTCTTTCAACGACCAGACTAATGCTTACACAAAAGCTAAGAGTCGTGACATGAAGGCCCTCTCGGATTTTGAGAAGAAGGCTATGTCCTCAAATCGTCGCATGGCAAAAGAGGCTATGCGTGCTCAGTACGGTGCTACTGGAAATGCACCAACTGCTAGAGCAGTCACTCCGCGAGCTGTTACACCTATGGCTCGTGTTGAGCAAGCAAACTACAAAGCTGAACCAACACTAGGTCGCCAGATGGCACTTCGGACTTCCGAAGTAAAGAAGCAAGTTGCAGAGCTTAAGAAGCAGGCAAATGACTTAGCTGTATCATTTAAAAATAAAAGCTCACTTTTAGTATCAGCTAAGTGGGACCAGGCAGCCGCTTCTTACACGCGTAAGAAGTGGGACACTTTCTACAACAACATGGCCCACCAGCGAGACCTAACTCTTCGTATTAATAGTGGTGACTTTGAAGCGTCTATGGGTCGTGCGCGTTATGCGCTATATGACTTAGGCCGTCAGGCTATGGGTGTCGGCCTTGGCATTGCAGCCGGTTTTGGATATGCAATTAATGCCGCTGCAAAGTTTGAGTCAGCCTTTACCTCTGTGGAGAGAACCTCTGGCGTAGCAGGTGCTGCCGCTGAGAATCTAAAGAATCAGTTGATGGATATTGCCACAACTTCACCTATCTCATATGAAGAGATTACAAAGATTGCAACCCTTGGTGCACAGCTGGGCATCGCCTCTAGTGCGCTTACTGGCTTTACCAATACCGTCGTTGCCTTCTCTGGCATCACAGGTATTGCAGTAGAAGAGGTCTCTACCTCGTTCGGTCGCCTAAGCCAGATGCTTGACGTGCCAGTCGCCCAGTTCGAGAATCTATCTTCATCTATTGCTTATGTCGGCGTAAACGCAGTTGCAACCGATAAAGAAATCCTCACAATGTCAGAGTCTATTGCAGCAACTGCATCACAGGCTGGCTATGCAACTGACGAGGTAATTGGTATGGCCGGTGCTCTAGCGTCTCTAAAGGTTCGACCTGAGGAAGCTCGTGGTGTCCTGCTCCGTATGTTCCGTACTATTAGTACAGGCGTTAACGAGGCTGGCCCACTTCTAAACGACATGGCATCTGTGTTGGGCACTAATGCCGATGCAGCTGCTAAAATGTGGAAGCAAGACCCAAGTGGTTATTTCCAGAAACTGATTGAGGGAGCATCAGCGACTGGACAGCTTGACCAGGTTATGAGTTCGCTTGGCGTAACTAACACTCGTGAGCTTAACGTAGTACAGCGCCTCGCTGGCAACATGGATGTCCTTAACGAGTCTATGGCAAATGCTCGTGAACAGTATGCGCTTGGTACCTACTCGGCAGATGCTTACTCTAAAGTTCAAGATGACCTTATGACTAAGTTTGCTGTTTTTAAATCATCGGTTGACCAACTTGCAGCTGCTTTTGGTGACACTTTCCTTGGCCCACTAAAAGGTGTAATGGATTTTGTGAATGGGCTTATCGAAGGTATCGCAAAGATGCCTGATGGTTTCAAGTGGATGATTTCTATTGTAGCTGCTGCCGGTGCTGGCTTCTTAATTTTCAAGGGTGCCACCATGCTTGCTATTGCAGGTTTGATTGCAGCTAAGATTGCACTTAATTCTTTTGGTGAGACTAGCATTAGGTCTCTTGCCTCTTTTGGCACTGTAAATGTGCTTCTAAAAGATATGGGTGTAAGTGGTGGCGTAGCAACAGCCGGACTCAATATGTTGTCTGGTGGCTTAACTGGGGCAAAGGCTAATATGATTGGCTTTGGTACTGCTGTCAAGGGTGCTGCTGCTGCAATGTCAGGCTTCCAAAAAGCGCTTGGTATTATTGGTGTAGTAGCTTCTATTCTATCGGTAGTTGTCCCTCTAATCATTGAAGCAAGCGAAGCTAACTCTAAACTAGGTAAGTCAATGCTGGAGTCTGCTGGCGGTGCTGAGGCCGTTGCCGATGCAATCCGTAAGGACACAGCTGCTGCTAAGGAGGGTGCTACAGTTTATGGTACACTTACTGCAAAGGTAAGTGAAGCAACTAAGGCTGACCAGGCAAAGACTGATGCAGCAGTGAAGGCTATGGATGCACATAATGCTGTAACTGATAGCTTTGGTGAGGCTGGTAAGGGTGCTGACAACTACTCTACAGCTGCAAATGGTGCAGCAGCAGCCAATGACTCTCTAGCTGCCTCTACAGCAGCTGCTAATACTCAGATTGAAAACCAAACCCTTGCTCTGGGCGAAAATTATGCAATTCTTGCAGCACAGGCGCTAACTAAGTACGGCAGCAATGCTGATAAGAACTTCTGGGCTGAGTATGCTGACCCTGCTAATAGCAAGAACGTAGCAGCTCTTGAGAGTGCCGGCTTTAGTGCTGGTGAGATGATTACCGCATCTATGACAGATGGCATGACTGCTACTGGATACCTTGACAAGTTCCAGGGTATGATTGGTAAGATGAACTCTATCGGAGCCGTAAAGGGTGGTGGAATCCAGAAGGTTGGTAAAGAGTTCGGCTTAACTGCTGAGCAGATGGATAAGCTAACTGTTGCCGCTGAGGCAAACCGAGGAATGATTCCTCGTGCATATGGTCAGTTTGATGAGGCCGCTAAGTCTCTAGATGCAATGAAGGCATCAACTAAGCAAGCTGCTGCCGAGCAAGACCTTATGAAGAAGGCCCTTGTAGAGACTGGCGTATCAGAGGATGCTGCTGATAATGCTGTATCTGGTCTAAACGAGCAGCTAAAGAAGAATCTTGAAGCTGTACTTGCAGTCAGCAAAGCAAACGGAACTCTCGAAAACTCTATGGCTGGCCTTCGCGACACTGTGCAGCAAACTGGCGGAGAGTTTACTACCTTCACGAAGGAAGGTCGCCAGGAGCTTGACGCTTGGGCTACCTACATGGAGAACTCTCTTAGCCAAGCTGAGGCCGCTGGAACTGGCCTTGCTGGTGGTATTCAGTCAATGGTTGATGGCCTTCACGAGATTGAACTTGCTGGCGGAGACGCTGCTGTGCCGTTCCAGCAGATGCGTGATTACCTACAGAACGCCGTAAGCGACTCTGGTTACACTGACCTAAATATATCAACTGCCAAGAATACTGAAGAACTTAGAAAACAGGTCGAAGAGTGGACTAACAATAAGATTGCCACAGAGGGCTCGACCTCTGCTGCTGCTGCCTATGGTAAGCAACTTCTTGCATCACTTCAGCCTGCAAGTAACTTTGCACAGCAATTCCTTCGTGGCTGGGTAGACGACCAGTCTGCTGTTACCGATGAGGTAAATGGAACTAAAGAGGCTCTTGTTACTCTTGGGGACTACGCTTCAAATGTTGCAAGCGTTATTGCTGATGCACTTAACTTCCGCTTTGGTCGTAACAACGGCCTATCTGAAATGCGTACAGCAATTCAAGAGTTTAATGACCGTACAGATGACGCTCGCAAAAAGGTTCGTGACCTTCGAGACGAAATCGCTGGTAAGAAGAATGACAAGGCTGACCTTCAGGCACAACTTGACCTTGCTATTAAGTACGGTGACGCAGCTGGTGCTGAGGATATTCGTAAGCAGATTGCAACTCTAAACGAAGATATTGCTGCCTCACAGGAGGACCTTGCTTACCAGAACGGTATCGCAACTGGTAGCATGGACTTGAACACTCAGGCTGGTCGTGACAACTATGCAGCAGCCCAGGACATCATTCAGGCAAACGCTGACTACGTTCAGTCGTTGATTGAGTCTGGTGCAAGCCAAGATACTGTGAATAAAGCAGTTGCCGATGGTGAGGCAGCCTTCCGTTCACAGATGCGAGCAATGGGTGTAGCACCTTCTAAGATTGATGACCTAGCTGCTGCCTTCGATGACATGAATAAAATCATTGACGAGGTGCCAAACGAAGTTAACGTTGACGCAAATACCGACCCTGCAACTCGTGCTCTACATGAGTTCATTACAAAGGCAAATGATTCAAAGGCTACAGTTACTCTAGATGTGAAGCCGCCTACAAAGGCTGACCGACTAAAGGCACTGCGAGATGAGCGTAAGCGAATTCAGGACACACTCGACAAGCAGAAGGGCCTTCGTGGGCTTGAGGGTGTTAATGCCCAGCTACAGCTACAGGTTGACTCTATCAATGCTTTGATTGCTTCTGGTAACTATGCTTCTGGTGGTTTGATTCGCGGAAGAGGAACACCTACTAGCGACTCTATTCCAATCAACGCTTCTAATGGCGAGTTTATAATGCAAGCATCTGCCGTCAGAGCCTATGGCACCGACTTTATGAACGCAATTAACCAGCAAAAGTTTGGTGGAGCGATGCCGGTTAGCGCAAAGATTGCAGCTGGCGGAAATGGTCCACAAATGGTATACTTGTCTCAAGAGGATAGAAAGCTACTGAGGGCAGCAGTTGACCGCCCAGTTGTTCTCTACTCAAATAACAAGACAATTGCTGAGTCAGCAAATGCTGGCAACAAAGAACTTGCAAGACGAGGAAAGAATTAATGGCAGGCACAGTTTACTTCGGTAACGCTAATTATCAAACCTGGATTAAGGCCCCGGCATCTGGAATGGGTGCTGGGTCTGCTGGTTATTCGGAATCCCTGCAATTCCTAAACGGTGGCGCATCTGTGCGTCGTAGTTCGCAGACGCACCGCGAATTCGCTATGAGCTGGACTGGCTCGATGAATAGTGGTATCGTAGATTCTGACTTGCACGTTGTAAAAGACTTTTACGATGGCATCTATGGCGATGGCCCATTCTACTGGAACGACCCATTTGCGGTTAACCAGAACATTCTTCCACCTAACTGGGCATCTCCTATGCTTGCCAAAAAGGATTGGTCTAAGCTAACCAATACGCTAACACCAACCTTCACTGCCGCTACGGTTGCTAATGGCTTCCCAAGCAAGTATGCTACCTACACCTCTACCGGTGCTTACACAGGCACAGAGAAGTTGGTAGTCATAATCCCAACTGGCTACACCCTCAACTTTGGCTGGCATGGCCCTGCTGCTGGTTCATCTACTGGTATTAGAATTATTCCATACCTACGCTCGACTGGTGCAGCAGGTACAGCACTGAACCCAACTAAGATTACTGCCGGTGGAACTACTCGCACTAACACTACTGTTTCTGGCACTACATACAGTCGAGTTGAGATACTACTAGCAACAGCAGCCGCTGCCACTGTGAATATTACAGCAATGATTGCACAGATTCTACCCAGCTCTGTTTCAGTAGCTACTGGTGGATTTGTTTCTGGTCGCGGAACTAATGCTCTTGAGTTCTCTGACGCACCTGTTATCAACTATATTTCGTCACAGATTAATGATGGTTTCATTGAAATGAGCGCAACTCTAACTGAGGTATTATAATGACAGTATCCTTGCAGGTTACAGGCAATGGAAAGTTTCAACCAAATCGTGATGGTGACTTTGTATCCAGCTACTCACTAACTGAAGATGCGACTCCACTCAGTGTGATTGATACTGCCGCCGCTATTCCAACGATGAATATAGACGGTAAGTCTAACAATGTTGAAACGCTCGGATTAACTCACCCGACCAGCCTTTTGCTGCTTGATAACGGTATTACACTAACTGACTCTTCTAGAGGCTCGTTTTCTGGAAAGATTACAGATGTTAGTATAACTGGTGAAAGCGTATCAATTACAGCGCAGTCTATCTTTGAGTCCCTAAACTCAGAAAAGACAGCGCTTCCTTTTAATGGCTTTATAGGTGGAGCGTTTGCGGAATACCTAGAGCTTGCTGGAGTCACATCTGCTCACTATGATATTGATGAATCTTACGACGCTGAGACTACGGCTAATGAGGCAATTTACCCAGGCTGGACAGGTAAAGTTTGGGATTACTTAAAACTGCTTTGTATTGCTGTTGGTGCCGAGATTAGCTTCAATTCCGACATTCTTTACGTTAAGCCTAGAAACGGTCGCTCTATAAAGCTGGATAATGTCACTAATGATTCAGTGTCGGTAATGATGCCAACCGAATCTAAAGCAGTATCCTTCGAGTTCCTAGATACTAAGTATGTAACCAATGCAATCTTAAAGTGCTACGCTGATTCTAATGATGACGGCACTGAAGGCATTGACGTAAATGAGACTAGAGAAATCACAATTGAATCACCAATCTCTCTCGCCTCTGTGAATCAGCCAGCATACACAAACACTGTCCCGGAAAGCCTAATCCGCTATACCGAGCCAACCTCGATTGGTTCAACTCCTGACTCTGGCGACTTAAATGGGTTCTACTGTTTCGTGAACTCACGAGCCAATAAAGTTACTTCGGGGGTATTGGAATCTACTGGCGCAAGTGTCAGCGTCTCTATTGACCCAGATAACTCATACAATGCTGTGGTTAAAATCATTGGACCAAACGTAGCTCTTGACACCCCCTGGGAGCTAGTCTTCAGTAATACTGGTGACCGCAAAGAGCAAGCACTAATGATTACCGGCACTGGCGTTCACTCTCGTGGCCGCAGTTATAACAAGACCGATAAAGTGTTTGACTCGACTATGTACCAGCTTCCTACTGGACTGTCTGTTGGTGATGATGTTACCGACTACAGTAATAATCCATTCCTTTCAAATAAGGGTGCGCTAGTTAGAACTGCGAGTTATTCAGCTAAAGAAGCTGGTGGCCCAAAGGTTCAGATATCGCTTACTACTGATATAATTGAAGAAGCGGAAGGTCAGGAGTTTAGCTACGTTCCTGGTGCTATTGTAGAATACGGTAGAAGCAAGTATCGTGTAGATAATGCAACTTACTCATATGGCTCAGTTGATATCTCAGCAACTCAGCACGTCACATTTGCAGACTTTAACGCAAAATGGGCAGGTAAACTATATTCTGATTTTAATAGCACTATGTTCACAGAAGCTGCTGCCCCTGCAGAGTTTATGAAATATAGCGACCACGCTATCATCCCACTAATGGAGCCAATCTAAAATGAGCAGACCAAAAAGCAATGCACCTAGCAACATGGCCCCTTGGGTCAAAGCTACCGAAAAAGATATAGACGCGCTTCAGCGTAAAGTTGCTGACATTGAAAGGTCTGCGACAGGACCTACATCTAGTAGCAGCATTGGCGTTGGTTCCGCTGAGGTTATATCTATTGCACAGAGTGTCGAAGGTGCTATTAGCGCAACTCTATCTAATGTGTCTTTTGATACTGATACTACTATGGAATCAAACCTTCAGATTGATGGCACACTTTCAGTTGGAAACGCAACACGCTTTCAACTGGTTGACGTGGGTGGCATTATGGAGTCGCTTCCTTATGAGGCACCTAGCTTCTCTATGACAGGTGCGGATGAAGTTGTAAACCCTGTCACAGGTGCTACTGAATTCACTCCTGGCTATCTAAGCCTTAATGACGTTGAGGTCACTGGCTCGAATATTCATGGCATCATCAATGCTAGTGGTCTTAAACTGCATATGCAGGACAAGGGTGGAACATGGTACTATCCAGATGAGATTAGGTCTAATCTTCAGGGTGTAGATGGTTTTATGACCATAACTGTTCTCGGTAATAATAAGCCAGATGCGTATGTAGTTGGTGCTTATATAGCGATTATCAATGGTGGGGTTTATACCACACCAAAGACTGCAATCTATGCGGTGAGCTATGATGTTCCAAGCGATTTACTATCTATCACCGTAGCAACACCTTACACTGATTTTGTGGCAAGTGGTAACGCTGTTATTATGCAAACATTCGGGTATGATGCTATTCCTAATACTATCGAGCTTTATAACGAAGAAGGTGTCTTTGGTACTGATTACACCTATATCAGCAGTCGTGGAGTATACGTTGGCACAGAGGAGCAGCCACCTGCAACTGGGCCTACATATGGATTTGCTACAGTTCAAATTACGCCAACAGGAATCACTACCTCTGAAGTGTTAACTGCTACTGGATTAGTTGATGCTGGCCTTCTTGACGTTGGTGGTGGCTACGGTTCGACTGGTACTACCATCGACGCAGATGGAAACATAACTACTAATGGTTACCTAGATGTTGACTCAAGTGTTAGAGTCGGTGGTGGCTATGCTGCCAACGGAAGCGGAACTACTCTTGGTAGTAATGGTAGCATTAGCTCAAATGGTAATATGCTAGTTGAGGGGACTGCTACATTCCAGGGCACTACTCTTGTGCAAACAGCAAGCGGTAACGGTGCAAGAGTGTATGTATCTGATAGCTCCGCTGCTATCGGTGGTTTTAGACCGTATATAGCAGGCACTGGAGATGCTACCGCTGACTTCCTTTGGAATAATACCACTAGCGCATGGAACTCTGACCAAGGTCTCTCGACAAATGCAAGAACAGGCGTTGCAGCAACACAGGCGGCTGGTGTGCACTTGCACCCAGACGGCTATGGACTTTTCACGCGTAGCAATGCTACTGTGTGTTATATTCACCGTTATGGAACAAGCGGAACCTCAGTCATGGTGCAATTCCTTTATAACGGAGCTAACAATGGTACAATCAACGTCGCCTCTGGTGGTACACCAGCATTTGCCTCTGGTTCGGATTACCGAATTAAGGAAGATGTCCAGCCTGTAACTGATGCTCTTGAGCGCATGAAGGGTATCCAGGCTTACACATTCCGCAAGATTAAAGAAGTTGACCCTGAGCAAAACCTACAGACAGGTTTCATTGCACACGAGGTTGCAGCTGTGCACCCAGAAGCCGTTATTGGTGAGAAGGATGCCGTTGATGAAGACGGAAATCCAGAATACCAGCAGGTTATGGATGCTAAACTTACTCCACTGATGGCGCAGGCAATCAAGGAACTCATCCTAAAGAACGAAGCTCTTGAGGCTCGTATCGCAGCTTTAGAAGCCAGATAAGGTAGAATATATATATGACAGCTTTTACAACACATTACAACATTGAGTACCCAACAGCAAGCGACAGTATTGCTCCGCTTAACGAAGCGTTCTCGACAATGGCTACCGATATTGATACAGTTCTTAATACTAACCTGGGTCCAATTGCAGGTAAAGTGCAGACTTATCTTTACAGGGTTACTAATACTACTGCACTTAACGCATTGACCGGCATGGTTGTCGGCTCTTTTGCTTTTGTTGAAACTGGCGCAGATGGCACATGGGAACAGCACGTTTACCTTGGCTCCGGAGACGGCTGGAAGGTTACTAATAAACCCTGGACTACATACACCTACACTAACCCGACAAACTTTACTGTAAACATTTCACGTTATAGAATCTCGGATGGTATTGTAACCGTTCAGTTTAAAGCAACAAAAACAGCTGGAGCCGCTGGTGAAACATCATCCGCAACCAGCACAACGATTACTCTACCGACAAATGCACCCGCATCTGCAAGCATTGACAGCTTGTCTACCGTTGGTTATGGAACATATAAAGCTGGCAGCACCGGTTACCCAGTTGGCATTGTCGGTAACGCTACCACTACAAACGTAAAGGCTATGGTTTTCGCTGGAACAACTGGCGCATACAGAGCACTGACTCAAAGAACTTCGTCAACAAACGTTCCACCTATTAGCATTAACGACATTATCTACGCCGAGTTCTCATACGAAAAGGCATAAAATGGTTGACTTAAATTACTACGAACCAGTTAAGGGTCCTGGCGCAGAACGCCGAGACGAGCTAGGTAACTTTGCTCCATACCGTTCACAGCCTCATCGAGGTTGTGACTGGGGCTTTAAGAATGGCTCAGAGAAGAAGACTATCTACGCAATCCGCACTGGTCGCGTTACCTTTGCTGACTGGAACGATGCTCTAGGTCATACCGTAATCATTAAGTCTGCCGATGGTGTTCACGTCGAGTATAACCACATGAACGAAAAAGCCCCTGTGAAGGTTGGTGATGTTGTTTACGGTGGTAAGACTGTTGTTGGTCGCATTGGCTGCACAGGTAGCTCTCTATCTGCATCTCACGCTTTCCACCTACACGCATCAGCTGCTAAGTTCCATACCCCACACGCCGCACCTCGCGAGAAGCTCATTGACCTCTTTAAAGAGATTGATAAGAGCAAGAAGAAGAAGGTTGTCGCTAAGGTTGGAGTAGTCGCTGCAAAGGCTCAGAAGGCCGTTTCAGTGGCTAAAGCAGCTGAGATTAAAGCGGCTAAAGCTCCGGCCAAGAAGGTGCCAGCAAAGGCTTCTGCGACCACCCATACTGTGAAGCGTGGAGAGTCTTACTGGGGTATTGCTCAGAAGTATAAGATGGACTTTAAAGTCCTCCAAAAACTAAATGGAAATAAACCTCTTGTTCCAGGTCAAACACTGAAACTGAAGTAATGAAGAATATATTTAATAAAAATGGGCTGCGGATTATTTCCGCAGCCCTTCTTTTGTTTGCTGGCTCTTTTGCAGCCATGCCATCGTTTGCTGATGAGGCTAATAACGTGAAGCTGGATGTGTATACATTTAGTTCAGACTTCCTTTACCCAGAGCGCAATCCCGACACGATGACATTCTGCGCTACCACCTATACTGCTAATATACAAGCAGACTGGGGTGGCAATGATATCCTTGGCTGTGGTAATGACTTCGTAGCAATTCATTACACAGGTGCAATGACTTTTGCGTCTGATACTCCTGTTTATCTCATGGCTATTGCAGATGACGGATTTAGCATGACCCTTGATGGCGTATCAGTAATTGAAGACTGGTCTCTAAAGGGCTGTGGCGGCTCTGTGAACGCTTTTACACCAATAGCCAACCATTCATATGTTCTAGATGCCTGGTTCTATGAGTATGGTGGTGGAGCCTGCTCTACCTTATATATGCTGCCTCTTGATGGGGTCTCGGGCTGGGATATTGTTCAACCTAGCGCCTTTACTCAACCAGTTGTTGAGCCAACACCAGAGCCGACAGTTGAACCTAGTCCCGAGCCAAGCGTTGAGCCTTCTCCTGAGCCAACTCAGCCTTCTCCAGAACCGTCGCCAGAACCAGAAACACCAAGCCCAGAACCAAGCCCAGAGCCGACTGAGCCACCAGTGACATCTTCGCCTGAACCCCAGTTATCACCAGAACCAGTGGTAGAAAACACAATAGAACCAGAACCGACCGTAGTAGAAATACCTTCAACTGAACCTCCTATAGAAAACGTCGAAGAACCTATTATAACACAGGAAGAGCTTGTGGCCCAGCTTGCTGAAGAAGCGGAAGCTGATGACCCAGAAGTGCCGGAAGAACTGGCATCTATCCCTCTTATTGGAAACGCAGCAGTAGCTGTATTGGAGGCATTTAATGCTCTTGGTAATCTTGGTGCTGACATGGCTCCGGAAGTTAGGGCGAAATCAGAAAAAGTAGTAGTGGGCGCAATTATCGCAGGTCAAATTGCACAGGTAGCAGCAGCTTCTAGCGTTGCGGCAAGTGCCTCTACAAGAAAGAATAAGTAATGAAGAATTTTCTTAAGGATATGCTTGACCAGGCATGGACACTTGTTGGACTCGGCACAGCGTGGCTTGTGCTTGAGGGTTCAGCAAAGACCGTAACTGGAAATCTTATTTTAATTACCCTTGGTATCTGGGTCATAACATACCGCATCCGTAACCCAAAGGAATAATATGATTAAGTTTCTGAAGTTAGTAAAAGAATCGCGCAATAAAAAGACGAGAGACATGGCCTACCGTTCAGCTCAGATTTACTACAGCGGAAGAGCGAAGACAGCTGGCGAGTTTCAAGCCTATCAAAGAGGCTTTATTAACGCTTATTCTACGGCCTACATAAAAGCCGCAAGAAAACATAATAAGGTATAATAGTAAGAGTATACAATGGGCGAGATTGGATAAATAACATGATTATGGACATCATTCGCCGCACCATTGCGGTAATTGTTCTTAACGTCACCAGCGCATTTGTTGGTGGTTCATTTATCGGTCTTGAGGTCTGGCAGTCTGCTCTAATGGCAGGTATTGCTGGTGTAATGGGTGTAGCTCAGGAGCTATCTCGTTCATACCTTAACGACGGTATCTTGGACATTGACGAAATTAACCGAGCCTTCGGAAACGCTGCTGCAAAGCACGAGCCAGAAGAGGACTCAGAAGAACTATAATGCCAGAAGACACCACAGACGTTACAATACTCATCGCGATTGGGCGCATTGAGGAGAAAATCACTAACGTGCAACAATCACAAGAACGTGTAGAGAAGAAACTCGATACTCACGATGCTCGACTAACTACTGTGGAGCACGACATTACACAATTGAAAACACAGCGAGAAAACAAAGCTGCATCAGTAGCTCTGTGGCTTGCAGTAGCAGCTATTGCTGTGTCGGTAATCACAAGCCTACTACCGTAGGAACGTAATACCCGACAAGATAAAACCCCTACGCCGAGGTGACGTAGGGGTTTTGCTTTACCTAGATTAAAGGAAGAATCTCTTTATCTAGAAACGCTCTTGGCTTTGCACCTTGAAGACGATAGATTTCATCGCCATCACTTAGCAAAGCAAGAACTGGAATTGAGGTGATGTTATTCTCAACTGCAATCTGTGGAGTAGAATCGATATCAACTTTGATTAGTTGAATCTGTGGATTGTCCTCTACAAACTTTTGCACAATTGGGCCAAACATACCGCATGGCTGGCACCAAGGTGCCGAGAAATAAACTAACTGTTTCATGGTGCTACCCTTCCGTTGTTGACAAACGCCTTATATGTAATTGGCATACGCTTTGCAAACCAAGACTCCATGCCATTAGCAACCCAAGCGATTTCTTCCTGTGGGAATGATGGGTAAGTGCCTTGCTCTAGTGAGCGTAGAGACAAGAAGTTCATTAGGCTTCGTGCGTTCATTGTGACATACATTGACGAGTAGATATTCACAGGGAGTGCCATACGAGCAACTTCTCGTGCAACACCTTCTTCTAGCATCTTCTCATAGATTTCGTATGCGTCTTCGCTATTGGCTAACAGAGCTTCTTTGACTAATGCCGACTGCTCCGTTGTGCCTTCTTCAAACGTATATGCACCAGGCTTACCAACCTGCACCAGTGGTCTATCTTCAGCTGGAATATAGAACACTGGCTCTAACTGCTTATAGCGACCAGATTCTTCGTTGTAGGAAGCAATGCGGTGACGCATGAACTCACGAAATACAAAGATAGGTGCTTCAATGCGGAACGTAAAAGCATTATGCTCAAATGGAGAACCATGACGGTCACGCATCAGGTAGCTAATCAGCCCAGCGTCTCTATCTGAGCTGTCTGACGCACTGCCACTTGATACACGAGCCGCACGAACTACAGAATTGTCATCGCCCATCGAATCAATTAGCTCGACTGTCATATCAGAACGGAATTTAATCTCGGTCATTTGTCATCTCCAATCTTTCGATTTCACGACTTAGATACCATCGAGCCTTTTTGAGGTCCTCTAGCTCCTTGCCCTTATATGGTGCTCGTAATACATACTTTATAACATTGCCAAGACAAAACCCCATATGCTCAGTTATTTGTATTGTTTCAATTCCGCTAGGATGAGATAGATAGTGCTTGGGATGGTTTACCTGTTCAGCTCCCTGTTGACCCAAAACCAGCCTCACCTCGCTGAGTGTCAGATAGCTCATCAATAAGTTCAAACTCTGCTGTCTCGAACTTCTGAATCACTAGCTGTGCGATACGTTGACCTGGTTCTAGTTGTAGCGAGTGACTTCCATGATTAATCAATAGAACCTTAATCTCACCTCGGAAGCCAGCATCAATTGTGCCTGGCGCATTAGTCACAGTCAAGCCATGATTCATAGCCAAGCCTGAGCGAGGATGAATCAAGCCAACATAGCCCTCTGGAATCTCAATCCATGTACCAGTCGGTGCGATTGCTCGTGCGCCGGAGCGCAAGTGCAGAGACTCAGTTGTAATGAGGTCTGCACCTGCATCTCCAGGCTTACCATAGACAGGGATATTACCCTTAATCTTTACTTTCATATTTCCTCCTTATTTCTAGTATGGCTTACGACCGCTTCCAGTCATCACCCATAACTTTGCTCCAGTATTTAGCTCTTTAATTCCAGCAAGAATTGCTCTGTTATTATCTGTAAAATCAGTAAGACCTAGGCTCTTGATAAGTGCTGCCTTCTTCTTTATGATATCAGCTTCTCCACCAGATACAAAATGAACTCGTGTACAGTTTGGAAAATTAACTGAAACCATCTCGCTAACCGCACGATGAATTTCTGGCGAATCTTGTTGTGCTGTTATGATTACAAAATCACCTTTTGGGCGATAAAGAATCTTTGCTGAACCAATTGCCGAAACGATGTTACCAGACTTGTAATTGATATGAACAAGTGTATCTGCTAAGTCAAATCCCTGCATTATTCCTCCTATTTCTTCTTATCTGTTGCATAAAATCCAGAGCCATTAAAGGTGACTACTGGTGCGTTGAACACTCGCTTTAGTATTGTATCACAGGAGGGGCAGCTTACCAACTTCTGCTCCTCGGTGATTCCTCGACTCTCTGTATATCGAGTATCGCATGGCTCACACTTATATTCGTAAACCGGCATTAGCCCTCCTCAAAATCGACTGAGAACAATTCTCGACATCTTTCGCATGGTGTCTCCGGGGTATCAAGACCGCATACTGAATCGCAATGCTCACAGCCAAAGCCGAAGTCATCTGTAATTCGATATACTGCATTACCACACGCACAGATGTATTGAATAGTTAGCTCAACGCCTGAATCTTCATCGTAGATTACGTCTGTGTAGAAAATCAAGTGAGTATCAGAGTGCCCAGTAAACAAACCGTTAGGCTTGCGTACTGGGGCAACTTCTAATACTACTTTTTTCTTTTTGAACAGACTAGATAGAACGGTAATTAGTCTTTTCAATTGACTCATTACCTCTCATCCACTTGCCACAGTCTCGACACTGGAAGCGCTGGTAGGTGTGAGTTACTGTTCGAGTAACACCACGCTTCTCAAGATTGGTAGACGCACAGTTGGTGCACCCGTCTTCTACGCCTTCGTGTAGTCCAGCATGAGGGTGATTCTTAATCCAAGGCTTTAGGATTTCATAAAGGTCAATCAGTAGGTTCACATCCTGAATCTGATATTCCTTCATCTCCTTCCATGCCTTTTTATCTCCAGCCATACACTGAGTCCACAACTCGAAACCTGAGTGCTTAACCTTGGCTCCGACACCTAGCTTCTGTGAAACATAATCTAGTTTGTTTGATGGGAACTTGAACTGAGATTTGACGACTCGCATGAGGTCGAGTTCTTTGTAAGGTGATGGTGGTAGGTATCCGTTCTCAACGAACTCTCGCTTAATGTGCTTTGAGTCGAACGCTTGAGAGTTCCATCCAACAAGGACATCGGCTTCTTCCATAAGAGCGTGAAGTTCATCTAGCATACCTTTCTTGCCATCGTGGTGGACTGACTTGAAGATTACCTTCTTAGTTCCAGCCCATCGAGCACCGAAACAGATAACTTCCGTTGAGTCAACCATCTGAGTAATTGCGACATTCTGTTGCCATAGCCCCCAGACATAAGCCAGATTTGGGCTTGTTTCTAGGTCTAGAAATAGAATCTTCATTTAATCCCTCCATCCAAGTTCGAGTATTCCTTTATGTTTATTGTTTCTCAAGTATATCACAAGATGCCTCACAGCATCGTTTCGGTGAGGCTTACCTGGCTCGTAGACCTCAAGCCTCATTAGCCTCATATCAGTCACCAGTGGCTTCAACTTAGGCTCTTGGTAGATAATTTCAGTTGTCGGATATAGGGCCTCTAGCGCACCAATGATGTACACTGGCGACAGGTCTGCACCATAGATTCCCTCACGCAATGTAAAGGACTCGCAGATAATTTTATCAATTGGATAATCCTCTAGCACATCCCAGTGAAAATCTAGGAAGCCTTTGAGGCTACCGGCAACTTGGCCTTCTCGAACTTTTGCAATGTAGCTTCCGTCGTCAGCTATGTCCCACAGGGCATAGCCAGTAGTGCCACCTGGGTCAAGACTCAATACTAATGCCATTTGCTTTTGCCTCCTCTGTGAATATCTCATACGGTGTCTTCATGCTCTGCTTGAATTCGTGAATCATCTTCCATTGGTGACACTGCTTTGCAAGCGCATCAACAGAGCCATTCTCGTATCGGTTAGCATGAAAGTCAAGTGCTTCCTTGTTGAATTTTACTTCATCGAATTTTGCTTTGCGACTCTTTAGGTCAGCCATTGATTCCTCCATTTACTTGGTGCGTGGTTATCTTCGACGTACAGTCTGTCGTCGGGGTGCTCGTATAGTCTAACTATGTGGATGCATGGCTCGCCATCTTCCCATTCATCATCCTCTTCACGAGTTGTCGGTAGTCCGTCATGTGTGTAGCACACAGGAGGGCCAGCCCAGTTATTCTTGATGCCTATTTCAATCCATTCATCAAAGTTCATCTCATCTCCTTTATTTTCTTACTAATAGTGCCTTGATTAACGCCAGTGAGTTTTTCCACCATGCCTTGAGATGTTCCTTGCCCAACTGCGTCAGCGATAAGCCTGAAGTCAGTAGAAGAATCAGCCCTACTAATAAGGATAGTACGGAGAATGTCAAGAGTTCCAACATTTAGTTTGCCTCCTGTCTTGTTGTTTTTGCCAATCAGTTTACTAATTGTCGAGTGCTGGATTGCACCGTTTGTAATTGCAGACAGCTGCCTGCTGGAGAATATCTCAAGTTTACCAATGCGAATAATCGCTTCAATAATCTCGGACTTCTCCAGCGAGGCAATGTTGTCTCGAAGCCAGATGGCTTCATTTAGAGCCTGAGCAACACGCATTTCCTGTGCTCTATCCATTTGAAACCACCTCCAAATAACGCTTCTGATTTTCTGTTACTTCGTGCACACGAGCCTGAGAGTTTAGTGCTTCCACCATCTCGTCAAACTCACGCTTACGCTTGTTGCTGAACTTCTTGTAGCACTCCTCGTAACGAACACGACCACCCTTCTCCACGATAAACGCTTCAAGACGGTCAACGTCACGTTGCCATTCAGACGCTGAGATTGCTCCAGCCATCTGAACTAGGTTCCAGAACCAGTCTTCAGAGTACATAATAGCTGTCAGCAAGTGACGCTCCTGTACCTCTTCTGACTTCTCGAACATAGCAAGTAGAACTGCACACTTCCAAACAGACAGTGATAGACGCTGGCGTGATGGCTCGATAGATTCCTTTTCAGGATGATTCTCGGCCCAGTTACCCATTTCCCATTTGTACTGATTGAAGCGCTCTAGCGCTCGCTGGCTTAGTCGAACAGGTCGAGGACTCGGCCCACCCTTCTTCTGCCAGAACATAACGCTATCTGACAAGTCCTTCATCATCTTCTCAAGAACTTCGTCACGAACAACTACTTCATACTCGTCAGCCTGTTGGATATCTTCTGATTCCTTGGTGCGAGGTGGAGTAGGTGCTGTAACATAAATGAAACGTGCCAAGAAACCGCTTCGGAAGTATTCAGTGGTTAGCACGTCAGCAGTCTTGCTGGTGATACCCATTAGATACATAATAAAGTTAGTTTCGGCTCGCTCCGTCTGTGTCTTGCCCTTAGACGAACGAATCGTCACAGGAACGTGACCATCATACAACTCAGTAAAGCGTTCAGCTGCTGATGCCATATAGGTCTTGTTAATGAAGTCCTTAAACATACCCTGGACCTCATCTCGATGAAGGAGTGATGTCTGCTTGTCACGCTCTCCGAGGATTGCGGTCAAGCCTTCTGGTGTAGCATCTGAACCAATGTCAATCTGGTATCCAGAGAACTTCTCATACTGGCGCACAGCACGCAACATGAGGTTTCTGGAAGTTGACTTACGAGTCAGGGTTGTTTCACCAAGGACCATGAACCAAAGGTTCAGGCCCATCTTACCGAACTTAGGCACAGCGTAACCGATATCTGAGAACACGCAAGATAGTAGAGTCCATGCTGAAGCGTTCTGGTACGCAATTGCACCATCGGTCTTCGACATAGCCCAGTCTCGATATTCGTCGATAAAGTTTCTGTGCTCTAACACTGTTAGGCGTTCAGAGTCCGTTAGGAACTTTGGCTTAGTGAATGTTTCGGTAGAAGTAATGTCGGTCAGGTCAATTGGAACAAGTGAAGTTCCGGCTGGCTCCTGACCATAAGATGCAGCTGCTCGCTGAACCTCACGCCACAGGTCGCCATCTGCGTCTAGACGCTTCGGGCGAAGTGGTGAGTGGTATTTGTTGCACTTGGCATTACGAGCGATTACAAAGACTTCTTCAGCTGTGAGGCCCTGCTTGAATAGCAGCATCTCAAGTTTCCAAAGAAGCACAGATAGGTCTGCACTAAGCGATGGCTGGTCCATGTACAATCCAATAATCTCAGGATTGCTCTGAATCTTAGCCATGACATCCATGACAGATGGCCATTGCTCAGGTAGTGGCTCTAGCGACAACTCACGAATAGGCTCGACTTTTACGTCTTCATAGTGAAGCAGCAGGTCGTCGAGGGAGTAGATTGCGCCAGACGTTGTTGCTGTGATAGCGTAATCTACCCCCTGCTTGCGATTCATCGTGTTAGGAATACGGAGTAGTTTTGTGGTATTCCATCCAGACTTATCGCAACCTTGGTGCGAGTGTGCATATGCAATCTTCTTTGAGAGGAGTGCTGCAACCTGTGGGTCAACCTCGGAGTCTAGCATCCAGTAAGTGTGCCAACGACCTTCAGAGGTTTGCACAGAGATGGATGGTTCCACGAGGAAGTTTTCTGGAGCACAGAAGTCAGCATCAGCATAGATAACGTGAACGGTCTTTGCGTTCTCTTTGATGCGACGTGGTGCATTGAATAGGATAGGTGAAAAGTAAACGTCTTCAGACTGGTGCTGAATGACGTGGCTTACCATAGCATCACGCTGGTCAGGGTAGTTATAGAACTGTTGCTCTGTTAGCTCACCGCTTGCACCTCGTGTGACGATGGTTGCCAGACCTTTGGCATCTCCATAAATAGCGCTTAGAAAGTCGCTGGTCTTCATATATCCTCCTTCGTTATTAGTATCTCTCCGAGCCACCTATCGGACTCGAACCGATAACATCCGCGTTACAAAGGCGGCGCTCTACCATTGGAGCTAAGGTGGCGTGCACTCTGGGCGCATGGCTTATGCCCTTACGGGGTGCTGAACAGTGACGAACCGCAGACATGCGCCCAGAGGCGGGTAACCCGTAACCTGCCGCAGCAATGGGTTACAGGTCCGGTATCCGTAATCGTTAGGCTCTAGCGAACCTATTGAGCAGCAATACCGTTTGTGGGCTGATAAGGAATTGCACCCTTGGCAACCATACGGAAACCATCTCACTGCTATCTTGACGATGCTCAAGCAGTTCAGCCCTTGATGGGAATCAGACGGGGGTTGTTTCCCCTCAGACCTAAAGCCGGCTGGTCTGCCTATCCCTTTGCCATGATTACCTATACAACAAGTTGATAGGCTAAGGGGACATGGCTTGCCCTTGCTCCTGAAGTTGGATTCGAACCAACCTATCTCCGAGTTAACAGCTCGGCGCACTCGCCTAGATTGCTATTCAGGAATGAGTTTATTTATAAACCTGAGTCCATAAATCTACTTCTTTATTTCTATATAATTTTTTTGCATATTTACAATCAGCACATCTACAAGCATTTTCATGGTAGTTACGAGCTGTACCATGAAGATATGGCTCATCTTTTCTATCGTTCCAGATTTTGATTTGCTTTGTTGCATATTGATGTCTAGTTTTATCTAGATGGCATTTTGAGCATAGTAGCTCACACTTTTTGTGCTCAAGTAGAATGTCATTTATTTTTTTATCTAAACCCTTACCGCTAAGAACAAATAATTTACTAGCTCTATCAATATGGTTAAATTCTAGATTATCACTAGAACTACACACTGAACATTTATTACCAGATAACTCTAAAAGCATTGTTCTTCGCTGTAGTCTGCGGTTCTTCATATATGTTTTATAATATTCATTTCTCATATTATAATTATAACACACCATGCTTTGCCACAACGTGCCCCGGCTGAGAATCGAACTCAGACTACACACACAAAGGAGGAGAGAGAAAAGCGTGTAACTCCAGTAGGGGCTTGTGAGACAGTTTTAAGTCATGTCTCAGGACTGCCCATTGGGACTTTTACCAGACGTTACCTGACGAGGCAACCGGAGTTGCGCCCACCGATGCCATCACTGCGTCAGCGGCACTGCCTGAGGTGGCTTTATCAAAGCCTGCTACCTCATTGCGGTCAGCGCCGTTCTGGTCTTTCCCCACCTTGACACGCACACCGATTGGCTTGCCTAGTAGGTCTTGAGCGTCTGGCACAGTGAATGTACCAGCTGCCATGTCGATACCAAGAGCAGAGAAGAACGCCTTGGTCTTCCAGAAGTCACCTGCTGCATACAACGCAACGTAACCAAATACACGACGGTTAGCGTATGGTGCATCTGATAGGCGGAACTGGATGTTAAAGCGAGGCTTACCCTCGTTTGGACCAGACTTCACGAACTCCTGCTTGATTTCAAAGATTGTAGCGTTGTAGCTACCCTCTGGAATCGGGGTGTAGTCTGATGATGCTGAAGCGTCTAGCGCCTCCTGTGAAATGTTGAACTGAATGTTGCTCATTATTTGTTACCTCCTTGATTGATAGTGTCGATGATGCCCTTCATGGTTGGCTGGTAAATCTTCGGTGGCAAACCAAAGCGGTTCTTGGTTACCAATCGGTCAGACTGTCCAACGACCAGAACTCGCTGTGGACCTTCTTCAGTGTTTTCTACACCAAGATATCCAACGATGTCTGGAATTGAAGGGAGTGTGCTCTTGAATGAACCTGGAAGCATGGCTGTTGTCTTTACTGCGCCAGTGTTTTCATCCTTGTCATCAAGAGCGTGGGCAAGCAGGATGCTTACGAACGATGCAGTGTGCAACGCTCGGAAGACCTCGTTAGCCCAGTTCTTTAGGTCGCCCCAGCGACCAAACTTGTTACTCTTGTTCTCCGGCTTCTCACCAAAGAACTTCTCTGCTCGGTCCATCACAACACCGATTGTGTCAATGATTACCGTCTTGTACTTGTGCGGAGTGTTTAGCAAACCATCCATCACAGACTGGAACTGCTCGTGGGTCGTAATGTTAATTACGTCTACGTTCTTCCAGTCACGAGCGATAGCTGATGCGCCACCCTCTACGTCAATTAGTAGTACAGGATTGTATTCCTCGACTGCTGAGATTGATGCTGCAAGCCAAGTCTTACCTCGACCTGCGTCACCGTAAAGCAAGATGCTCTTCGGTGCGTTCAAGGCTTCTGCCTTGTGAATGAACTGAGCAAATGCTAGTTCGGGAAATTCTGAACTCATTATTCCTCCTAAAGAATTGTTGTTGAGTAGATATTATAACACATATGATTCTTGTAGTCAAATATGTGCGTTTATCGGCGTGTCGTTAAATTCCAACAGAGCATTTGTAGCAGTGCTCGGTTGCGGTGTAGCTGTCAGGATGAGCACCACTCTCTAACTCGGCCCATAGATTACTAACTCGATTCCACAGCGCAAGCGCTATTTCTTCACTGTAATCCACAGAGTAAGTCCAGATGTCATTGGCATTAGTGCCATCTCGATTTAGAAACACCAAAGTAGTTCGGTCAATTGGGATGCCTGAGTTGTTTAGTCCCCAAGCGTATAACTGAGCCTGGCCGATATATTTCTTCAGCGTGTAGGCTGAGTCTGGATAGTTCTTCAGTCCGTGAGTTAAGTTCTGCATCTTCTTGACCTTAGCTCGGCTAGATGTTTTCCAGTCTAGCAAGTGACGTGCATTAGGTAGCACAAGGTCTGGCTTGCTTGATACATCGCCATAACCTTTGATGTGACCTAATTCAATCTTCTGCTCAACAATTGCGCCATCAAGAAGACTGTCATTACTTTTCTCGATAGCATCCTCAAGGAAACTGTGAATAGCCGTTCCAATCTTGCCACCCATCCAATACTTTTGCTCCGCTTCCGGAGTTCCAAGTAATGCGTGAGCCAAGTGTCTCGTGCATGGGTCTGAGATATTTGACGCTCCGACCTTGTGTTGCTTATCTCTTTCAGACTTCTGTAGAAATAGGTCTACAACCATCTGCTTTACTTGTGCATCAGATAACGTCAAATAAAACACTTCCTCCCTCATCCATAACAATTCCTCCCCAGATACCAGCATTGACTTCATTAAGCACAGCGAAGTCGTAGCACTGCTTGATTAGTGGACATCCATAACACATCTCTTCTGCTTCATCAGCAGACTTGAATGATGAATAGTCAGCGTAATCTTCTGCTTTACCAAGGCAAGGTGTCTTGTTTTCTGCAAGTCCTGCCTGTAAATCATACCACGCTTTCTCTGCTTTGTCAAGCACTGGTATAGATTCGGATAGCTCAAACATCTGGATTTTATCCTTGCGAGGTCGAGCAACTCCACCGTTCTTATCCTTGTTGCGCTGATACTTCTCTCTAGCATACTGCTTGCGACACTCACGACATACACGAGCGTTGTCATATGCTCGGATGAATGTGTTGTCATCTGTGAATTCGTGACCCTTAGAGCAGTGTGTGCCTCTAGGTTTCTTTTTGAATTTGTAGTCTGTCATATTCCTCCTTGCGAGCCTGTCGCTTGTAGTCTTCGAGTAGTGCTGGTGTCATTACTAAATAGCCTTTGTAGGCTTGTGTAGCCTCGTTCCAGCCATCTTGATAACCTTGCTGATACTTACGTTTAAATGTCCTCTGTAAGCGTTCAGCCCAATCAGGTTTACTCACTTGTTCTCTCCCTTGATAAGTTCAATAAGAAGGTCGGCCCTGACTGATTGAGATTTGACTTTGATAGTTCTGCCATCAAAAAGTTCTGCTTCAGTTACTTGAGCATCCTCTAGCAGTTTGATAATGCGGTCCTCAGCATACTCGGTAGCCTTATCCCAAAGTTGAATCCTTGCATCGTGCATCGCTATAAACTGTTCCTTTGTAAGGGGAACCTTGCCCCCATGAATGTCAATCCAATAGTGAGTTTCATCTGAATCTTTATAAGGGCGAAACTGATTTAGTGTCACATCATTTGTCATATCAACTGGCCATGCCATGCCAAAAGGCTTACTCATTAGTTCTCTCCCTTGAAAGCCAATCGCGTAATCTCTTCTGAAGCAAGTAGGACAGCAATTGGAGCAGAGGCAGTAATAACAACGCCCATCCAAGCGCGGTAATCGGCCAAAGACCCATCCCAATAAGCGATTGTGTGAGTAGCGTTAGCAAAGATAGATACCAAAGCGAAACCAGATAGCCCAAGTAGTGTCCTCCAAGTCGATTCACCACGAGCTTTAAACACGATAAGTGAGATAGTATATGCCAGAATTGCAGCATCGATAAATAGCGCAGGTAGCCATTGAATGAACTTAGGAATACCAGTCCACGCTGACACCTCATAGATGCCACTGAATGAAACAGCGAATGATGAGACCATCAAGATTGTGACAAGCACAACTGCCGTTCCAAGCACAGGGATAGAGTCAGGATTGATACGAGCAGTCTTCCGTCTTTCATTCATTTCTGGGTCTTCGGCCAGTTTTTTATATCCAGCTTCAATGTCGTTATCATTCACAACTGGGTAGTAATCAACTACCTTGTTATACTCCTGGGTCATCTTCAATTACCTCCAATGGGTCAAATACAAAAGAATGGATTTTTACTAGCACCTCTGAGTAGTCGCTATCAAGCAACTCATCAAGGTTTAGCAAGTAGTCAGATAGCAGGTTTAGTCGCTTTCGTGCGTCTGTGTTCAGCTGTTCCTCAAGCCACTCTTCAGGCGAGCCTGTCGGTGGATGCATCCGCTTGTCTCGCAACCAGTCCATATATTCATTGATTGCTTGCACATTATTCTCGTTCATTACTCTCCTTAAGTTCTCCGATTGCTGGCCAGTTATATTGCTCATCTAGCCACTGTTCATTCATCTTGCTCATTAGTCCTCGTCGTAGTCGTAGGCGTGTGTTCTTACGCGAATGTAAGACTTTGCGTTAGGCTGTCCGTAAACCCTGTTGTTGCGGTTCACAGCAGGCTTGCTGGTGGTAGCTGTGCTTGGCGAAGCAAAGAAAGCGGCAAGCGGTGCTAGTGCTATCACGAATACTCCATAGGCAACAGGGCCAAGGATAAGTGCCATACAAGTATATGTCACAATGTATTCCATAATCTCCATACTAAACCTCTTTCTTTAGACTTGCGTTCATCTCCAATTGTCTCTGTAGTAGCGTTGATAGCTGGCCCTCATCGTAAGTATCACGAGCCACGATGTCATAAATCTTTACAACATCTTTCTGGCCACGACGACGGATACGCTCAACAACCTGCTGGTTCATAAGGTTACTATCTGAGTGAGATAGCCACACGATAGTCGAACATGCATCTTGTAGTCCGTCTACACCTTCAGCAATAGCTGGGATAACCGCTACGATATACTTCAGGTCTCGCTTTAGAAAAGCCTGCTTGGCAATCTCGCGATTAGCTTGGCTTGCCTTGCCCGACCACTCAAAAGCAACCGGAGTTGTCTTGCTTGCGTTCAATCTATCTGTGACGAGTTTAGCATACTTTTGGCTATCTGTCAATAGCAACATAGCATCATTTGGATTATCTTCGATAATCTCTTGAAGCGCCTGAAACTTAGTAGACTTAGCATCTTGCTCAAAGATAACTTCACCTTCATCGGTAATACTAGGCACAGCTAAGGTCATCTGTCGTAGTCGAATACGAGCCGCGATAGGCACTTCAGCAACCATTGGGTTCTCACCCAGCCAGACAACGAGGTCTCGCTGAAACTTCTCATAAATCTTTCTCTGTGCTGGCACTAGGTCTACATAGCGAGTCTCTTCGACAACCTCAAGATTGTGATTGGTCTCAAGGCGAACATAGCAAGGTAGCGAGTTTACAAACGCACCTGAATTACGCTCACCAAGAATTTCAACTTGGCTAAAAGGCGAGTAGCCGGTTCGACACCACTTCTCAACCCACTTCCAATATGACTTATCAATAATGTTAGTGTCTTTCCATAGGAAACGAGACACAGCCCAGAAACCCTCGAAGCGGTTGCCAGACGGAGTTCCTGACATTGATAACTTGAAGCCAGCGTTCAGCGTCTTTAGCACCTTGAACGACTTACTAGCTCGGTTCTGAGCAAAGTGGCACTCATCAACTAGCACAGCGTCAGGAACAATCTTAGTCCAGTCTAGTGTTCTAAAATACTCACGACCGACAAAATACCAGCCAGACTTGCCTGAGGCTAGTTGCTGATACGCTTCCTTGCCTTCTTTGCTTGAGTTGATACGAGAGATATCTGAGCCATACTCAGTCTGTCGCTGAATGGTGTCCCACCAGCCCCAGTAGGTGTTTAGTGGGCCAATGATTAGCACAGTCTTAGCTCCCAGCCTCTTGACAACCTCAACGCCCATAAGCGTCTTACCAGTTCCCATCAAACTTGCGTTCAAGGCAGAGCGAGTTGGTTCTGCTACGATACGAGCAACCGCTTTCTCTTGCTCTGTCTCTAGCGTTAGTTTAGATAGTTTTGGTCTCAAATTAATCCTCCATAAGGGTCAGTGTCGTCATCATCAAAGTGTTCACTATAAAGCAGTTCTAGTCTGCGCTCGGCTTCTTGAAGGCTCTCAAGATACTCTTTGCCATTAGTTCTATTGCTACTAATCCAGACATCGCCACCAACATCAGCGCCCACATAAATACTGCTACCAGTGATGTCGCTAAAGTAATCAGCGACCGAAGCAGTTGCTTCCATAAGTTCTTCAAGTTCTTCATTATCCACGAACCTCCTCCAATACCTGCTCAACAAGTCCTAGACGATACATCTGAACCTGAATGAAACTATCTCCGTCAATCTGCGTAAAGTTCTCGCCGTCTTCATCAACTGTGAATAGACCCTCACCCGACAACTTCTGCTCACCTAGAGCGAAAGCCTTGATAGTGAAGCGGTCGGTGTCGTGAACCTCTACAAGCCACTCTGGGTGGTTTTCCATAGCCTCAACGAATGACTTGCTACTGCTGTTCTGTGCCTCCATTACAAGGCGTTTAGCTGTATATGGGTCAGTCGAGCCATAGGCAATACCAATCTGTCGTGCTGAGTAGCCAGCAATCAGTGCGTCTCGCACAGCGTCAAGAACCTTAGAATGTTCTTCCTCGGTCTGCTCACGAACCCAATCACTAGCCTTGAGGCGAGCGTCAGCAATCGCAATCTTCTCGACCTTGCGAGAAAGGGTAATACTGTCAAGCAGTGCGCTATCTTTATTCTTCTTCATATTTACTCCAATTCGTAGTCTGGTAAATGTTCTAGGTATGAGGCGATTATAGCAGGTGTATCGCCTTCTGTCAAGTCTTCAGGACCGACCCAGTTGTCATATTCTTCCCAACTCTCAAGGTCTTCGTCTAGCCACTCTTCGTTGTCAAGCAAGTAAGCAACCTCTTCGTGATACTGAACCGTCAGAGGAAACTTCACAGAGGTGTAGTTCGAGGTATCGCACTCGACATAGCGTAGCACTCCAGTCTTGGTGCTTGAGTGTGTCTGATACTTCTGGCGATAGGCATACAAGCCAATCTCTCCGTCTATGATATAGACATTGAAATCATACTTGTCTAGGATATCTTGGTCAATCAATCTTCTACCTCCTGAAGGTCATCGCTGAAAAAGTGTTCTGGATACTTGATATACGCCTGAACAATACGGTCAGCCTCATTGATAAAGTCTTTCTCTTCCCAACCGCGCTTGCCTTTGATACGCATTACCAGCGTAGCATAGTCGGATACATAGTAGGCGTTGAAAGTCTGCTTCTTTGGTTTCTTTACTTTCATCAGTTGCCCTCCATTACCATTTCAAAGAATGTTGCCTCGGTGTAAGATAGTTTCTCAACCTGTGCTTTAGTTAGGTGCTTGTAGGTCTTGAGGCCGTTGTATGCGCCGGTCTCAAAGTGTTCCTTTTGCGCCTCGGCTCTATTAGTGAACGCCTTGTAAAGCGTAGAGTCGCTGTTGCTGTATAGCGCGTATACTGCCATTAGTTCTCCTCCTCATCTGCGTAGCAGTCCTCACAACCGTAGCACTCCACATCAGTCCACTCTGAATACTCCTTGTATTCTGGCGCATCTGCCCAGATAGTAGTGTTCAAGTGAGTCCCGACAGGGATACGGTTTACAAACTTGCCTGAACCAAACGAGGTGTCTTCTCCACACCAAGCACATAGGTTGCCCATATCTAACATTATTCCTCCAGTTGTCCATAAGTGTAAATCTGTCTGTGTAGTGAGTTGTAAATCTCGGTGAGAGCCTTACACGCTTTGAAGTTGCCTTCATCGGTGTAAGCGCTCTCTGCCTGTTTCAAGGCTGGAAATAGCAGGTCTACTTGTTTCTGTGTGAGTTCGACCTCGATTAGCTGAGACATTCTACCAGCTACTTGAGTAGTTGAAGTCAAAGCCACCAAACTTAGGATTGGTAAGTAGGTTGTCTAGCGTATCCAGCGTATATTGAATGTTCTCGTAATACCATTCATCATACTCGGTTGAGCCAAAGAAGAAACCCTCGGTAGTTGGCAGGATATCCTCGGCAGTCGGCAACATCTCATCTGGATTAGCGTTCTGTCGGTCTCGCATATCAATAACCTCTCGACAACGGTCTCGCAATTCGATTAGGTCATCTCGGCTAACATAGTAGTCTCGGCAATTATCTTCGCCACCCTGAACATTGTCCACGAACCACTGGTGAATAGCGTTAGCCTTGCGCCACTCTGCTACTTTGATTTCAATATTCACAGAAGGATAGCTGACATTGATATCACTACGGTCAAGTCCGATAGAACCGATTGCGGTATCGTAATCAGCATTGTCCCAGTCGGAGTAAGTGCCGTCTGCGTTCTGTGTCCAGTCAGTGCCACGAACATACTTAGTTGCGTGTAAAGTCATATCGAGACCCAAAATATTTCTCCTTTGTTAGTGTGTTGCTGTGTGTGTAATAGTATTATAGCACAATAGTTAGTGAATGTCAAGTTCCTGATACGGTTGATATTCTGGAAGGTTGCGAACCCAATTCTTGAACCCGTTTGGCATACCTGCGTGTTCCAGCCACTCGCTTGAGGTATACCATTCGTCTACTTCTAGTTCGCTGATATCTGCGTATCCATTCTCGGCTACAATCCAGTCAATATCTTCCTGCGTGAATTCGTAGCGGTCTACAATAGTGTCGTTATCGGTGTTGAATTGTCCGTCTACATCTAGCCATAGGTGAAAGGCTCGGCATACTGGCACAGCGTCGCCGTAGTGCCAGTCGAATAGGAATTGGATATCATACTCGCTTGTCATTAGTAAGCCTCTCTCTGGTTATCCCACGCCCTGTCGTCGAACATTGGGTCGTAGGTGTTGTGTTCGTGTGTTGCTTGGCAGTCTTCACATCTGCCAGTCTCAAGTCGTGCGTAGTCGCCTCGTAGGCTCTCGTAGCAGTCTTGGCAGTTGTTGAATTCGCTCATTAGATTGTCTCCTCTGTGATTACTCGTAGTTGAATATCTTTGCTTGGGTCGTGGGGTTTATTGGTCAAATAGTAGCCAATACGGTTTGCCAATTGATATCCGTTCACGATATAAATACCGTCATAACCGTCTACCTGTGTCCAGATATGCTCTTTCTTGTGCTGGATAACGAATTCTAATTCATCTCCGTAGGTCTCGAATAATTGCGTTCCCTCTTGAAAGTGGTTTTCAATAGGCTCGTAAGCGTCAAAATCTTCATCTGTAATCTCGACTACGCTCATTAGTTTAGCTCCTCTATCTCTTGGTCTCCACCGCATATTTCACAGAATGGTGAGCAGTCGAAACTGCCTTCGTGTTTAGGGCACTCTATCATCTTATTCTTCCCTCTGTGAATACTCATTACCGTCTTCATCTTGTCCCCAGAATTCGTCTCGGAATTCCACGCTTTCCGGTAGGCTCGACCAGTCTAGGTCGCAGTCTTCAATAGCCTTGATAACCGCTTCTTCAAAAGTGTCGGCTTCAATTGTAGTCTCATACCAAATCTCTGCTCGTTGCTGAATTCTGAATTCCATTAGTTGCTCTCCTTGCTTGTCTCAATAATCTCTAGCATAAAGTTTAGTGCGTCATATTCGCCATTGTGATAATCTAGGTCTTCTTGAATTGTAGACATCTGTGCGTCTCGGTGCGCTCGGTCAATTTCAAACTTGATTGACTTGATAACCTGCTCGATTGTCATTGCCATTAGATTGTCTCCTCTACTTCGATTGTATATCCGTCATTTAGAATAGCATACTCAAGGTCATAACCCATTTTGCTGGCGAATATGTTGATTGCGTGATTGTAGTTTTTAGCTCGCACGATTACGGTTGCGTTCTTCTTTACATAAACGGTCATTACTCGGTCTCCTCGGTGTCTTCATCTTCTTCAACTTCTTCGATATCGAAACTATCAGTGCCGTCATAGTAGATATTTAGGTCATCTAAGAATAGGCTCTCAGCCTCTTCTGGTGAGTTTGCCTCAACCTCTCCACTGTAAGCGTAGGTTGCCTGAATGTAATACTTAGCCATTGTAGTCTCCTTGTGTGTTTGTTTGTTATGAGTTGATTATAGCAGGTTATTTAGCGATTGTCAAGTTGAAGTCTGAAACATATGCCTCAAGGTCTTCTTCGCTCTCGACAATACAGGCGCTTAGGCTGTCTACGGTCTCCCATTGAGAGATTGTGTTGCTTGGGTCGGTGTTGCTCGTGTAGGTCTCTAGTCGCTCGTGGTGAACGGTGAAGATATCGCCTTTGAACCACGCCTGAAGTGTGCTGTCGCTGTCTTTGTCTAGCACCCAGTCATCATCTGAATAGATAAACACTTCTGCCCAGTCGCCTTGTGAATAGCCTTGTAGGGTTATCTTGCGATAGTGCTTACCGGAGATTGCTAGGTATTTACCGATTGCGCTCTCGTGTTGCCAGTTGCTCGTGTTGCGTGTCAGTCGGTCTAGGTCTTCGGTTAGTTCGCCACCTTTGATATCGCCCATAAAGCGTGCCATTCGTAGCGTATAAACTCCCATAGTGTCGCCTACAAAATCCTCGTAAGCATATCCATATTGGTCGTAATAAGCGCTAATACGGTTGCTGTCATCAACTTGTAGCATTAGGTCTGGCTTTAGCATTTTGGTTATCCTTTGTTTGGTGTGTGTGTCTTGTTATGTTTATATTATAGCAGGTTATTGCTTGCTTGTCAAGTTGTTTGAGCCACAACTTATACAGAAACTTATTCTGGTTATGAATGGTGAGTGCTTATGGTGGCAGTCTTTACAGAATATCATCTTACCCTCAATTCTTCTTGAAGTAGTCGCATTAGTTTGCGCTGTTTGGTAATCGGCTTGCGCTGTGAGACAACTTGCTCTCGTAGGTCTAGTAGGTTGTTTAGTGTCTCTGTCTCATTCTCATTGAGATAGCGATAGGTGCTTAGGTCATCTATATATCCATCTAGTGCCATTTCAAGGTCTACTAGTGCCTCGAAACTGTCAATCTTTAGGTTGAATGAGTCGGTCATTGGTTTATCCTTTATCTGGTGTTGTGTGTTAGGTTTATAGTGAGCCTTTTTACCGACTTGCTCGGGTCTCATATCGCTCTATCCATTTCAGGATAGTTGGTAGCCTTTTAGACACTTGCTAAGGTGCTAGTCTACTTGCTCGTGCCGTAAAGCGCTTTGGCTTTGCGTGCTTGCTTGATAGTTAAGTCTCGTGCTTTTGCGGTCGCTGTGCGCTTGCTGTCTGCGTGTTTTGCCATTATGGTCTCCTATGGTTAGTTGGTGCTTGTGCGTAGTGGCTGAAGTAGAACGGTCAAGTTAGCTCGCTTGAAGATAATCGGCTTCTTGTCGCCAGTGGTTGTGATATCAAACTTTGGCTCTGGCTTGCTCTTAGCGTCTAGGCTTGAAGTCAGTTTGCTAATCCGATTGATAAACGCCAGATTGAGGCTGAATGTCGGCGTGGCGATAGGCTCTTGGGATAGTGCCGTCTCTAGCATTGGCACGATATCAGGGTAGCCGATAGGTGATAACGGTGTGAATGTGCTTGTCGAATTGTCGCTTGTGATTGCTAGTTGGTTAGTCTCGGTGTCATAAGTCAGCGTCAGGTTGCTCTTAGTCTTGAATAGTTTGAGCGTGTCGGCGCTTAGTAGAATGTCAATATCTTCATCTGTCGGTGTCTCGATATATGCTGGCTCGAAAATAGTTCGGGCTAGTGCGTAGCGGTCAGTGGCGATTACACTGACATATTGGTTGTCGGCTTTGATTGACAACTTAGCGTGCTGAAGAATAGGTGCGTCAGTTTTGGGTGCTGTCATATTGGCGAAACTGGCGATTGAGTTGGCTTGAGTAGTGTTTAGAATGATTGCGAAACTGGTCATAATCTTGTCCCTTTTTAGTAGTGTTATGTTTGGTTGTTATGGTTTTATTATACTGTAATATCTAGTGCTTGTCAAGTCTTGTTATCATTTTGTTATAATTTACTTATACATCTCTAAATACCATATAGCATTACTTAGAAATTGTGCGCTATCTCTAAACTTACCTAAGCCAATATTACAATTATGGCATAGTAGCCCGCGAACCGCGCCAGTTTGGTGGTTATGGTCTACTGATAGAAACTCTCGGTTTTCATCAAGTTCTTTACAGATAGCACATCTGCCATTCTGCTGGTCTAACTTTTGGTCATATAGTTCTGGCGAAATTCCATAGTTTCGTTTTAGTTGAGCCTTGCGAACATTGGCTTTATAGTTCGGTGAGTTTACAGTTCTAATCTGTTGGCATTTTCGGCAATATGTCCCTAGTCCCAATTTACCATTTTTCATCTTCGGGAATTCGGCATATGGCTTATCGGTCTGGCAGTCTCTACAAAATTTTGTTTCCATTTTATGTCCTATCTTTTGGTTAGTTATAGTATTATTATATGTTGTAGCGACATATACAGATATATAATAGTAATCAAATATGGTGTAAATTGTGCTATAATCTATATCTCGCATATGCTATTTATAGTTTATAGTAAATCAGCGTTTTATTGAATTATATGTAAATTATATTTTCCATATTCGATTATTGTAGTTGAATATGTCCATTTTTTATTGACATATTCGATTATTCTCTATAAAACTAATTATTACCTAATACAATAATAATAATTGAATTATAATATAATGTATTTATACGGGAGAGGGAGGGTCGCCACTAAAAAAGTTATCCACAGGTTTTTATTCGCTCTCTTTGTCGGCTAGAATTTCGTCATAAATTCGGTAATATTCGTCTGTATAATATTGGTATAAATCTATCGCCATAAGTTTGGTAATGGTAGTGTCTTCGGTGATAGGGTAGCCTAGTGTCTGGAAACTGTTGTCATAGTCGCTAGGCATCTCCTGCCAGTCGCTAATAATATCGCCATAGTAAATCGGAACGGAACTATCGGCTAATTCGTCTAGGTAAGACTTTGGGTCATTGACGGGGATAAATTCCCAGTTGTCGGTAATTTCACGCTTGATATCTAAGTAGTTCATTCGCATTAGTTAGTCTCCTCTAGTAGTTTAGCGCAGTCGGCGCAATTGAAAATCTCTTGAATTGAATTGTGAACGCCATTACAGTCAGACATTAGTAGGTATCCTTCTTTAGTGTCATCTTGCTGTCGGTTAGGTGTTGTTTGAAAAGGCGTTTAGCCTCGGTTAGCGTGTAATCGTAATAAGTCTGGCGTTCATACCAGTCGAACGGTGTCTGGCTATCTGACACTAATGCCGATAGGGTAATTGAACCGTTGCGGTTGCGCTCTTGGAAAATCATCTTGTCCCCTTAGATTAGTTTCATAGTTTGTAGGCAGGTGATTAGTTCGTGGCGGGTAGTATCGTGATTATCGTAATCTGAAAATAGACTAATGCGAGTGCTATAAATAGCGTTCCAGAGTTTGCTCGCTAAGTCCATAGTGCTTAGGTCATCAGCCTCGACATCAAGCCCAGCGCCGTCTGCGATAGCGGTAAACTTGTGTCCCTCGTACACTACTTCAATTCGTGCCATTGGTTGCCCCTTTGTTATCGGTTGTTATGTTTACAGTATAGCAGGTTGTTTTCGACTTGTCAAGTTATTTTGGAAAATTCTTTTGACTTGCTTTTTACTTGCTATCTCTGTTTTGTTATGTTCTAACTATAGCACACTATCGGGGATTGTCAAGGGGTTTTGGCAAAATAGTTTATAACGAAATTCGGCAAAATCGTTATAAAAATAGGCTTGACTTTTGCTTGATAGTGTGCTACAATACTGCGAGCGCTCGCCGTATCGTGCCTAGGCAGGTCTCGAACCTGCTTGTCCCCTATGGTCTAGGCTGGTGTTGCTATCCTGCTATGAACGCCGTTATTACTATGAACCCTACGAGCGTTAGGTAGGCGCTCGCCGTAATCAGTAGCAACCCGATTAGTCTGCCAGTGATTGCCCAGAGTAGTTTAGCGGTTGCCATTAGAAACCCCACGCTCTACGGATAATGTTTAGGTGCTTGCTTGTTGTCTGGCTGTATTTCATAGTAGTTAAATCGAAGTTGCCAGTTTTTGCGTGCTTGCCGGCAACCATAGTTTCATAACTGTAAACAATGTAATTTCCGGCTATGTCGTATTTTGCCGACAGGTTGCCCGCTGTGAATGGCTCGAAATCGGCTAGTAGTTGCTCGGCTTGGCGTAGTGTTGTCATTAGTTTCTATCCTTTGTTTTGGGTTG